GTTTTATTGATTGTTTAACTATTGACAGGCACATTTCTCCTGCGCTATAATAACATTCGTCGGTAACGTGGGGGTATAGCTCAGCTGGGAGAGCGCTTGAATGGCATTCAAGAGGTCGCCGGTTCGATCCCGACTACCTCCACCACTAAAATCAAGGCTTCCGGGATTTTTCCCGGAAGCCTTTTCTAATCTGTTTTCTAATCCCGTTTTTAAAACCCTTATTTTTCGGGCTTTTTCGTATCTCCAAATCTGTCATCCATTGCATCTGCTGATATCATTGATGTTTTGCGGCGAACGTGCTGATAATAATCTCCGGTAAATGAAGCCCTGCTGTGGCGCAGTGATCGGCTGACAATTTTCGTGTCGATACCGGATTCCATCAAAAGTGTCGCTGCTGTGTGCCGCATGTCATGGGGCCGAATGTCGGGCAGTTTGGCAGCATCCTTCTCATCGTCTGGGATATCTTTATCTTCATCGATTTTTTTATTATAGGATGCGATTGCTTTTTTAAAAGCATTATACAAATAGTCCGGATCATGAGGCCGTCCGTCTGACCAGCACCAAACAAACCCGGTATCTTTATAGGTGATACTGAAACTGCTTTTGTTTGTTTCCTGCCGTTCTAATTCTCGTCGCAGTGTTTGTACAACCATTGCCGGCAGCGGAATGTCGCTGGCGCTTTCCTCCGTCTTTACCGGTCCAAGGGCAAGAACGGTACTTTTTTTATTACTGTCAGCGCCAAACCACACAACATCTCCTTTTTCAAAGAGACGTTCTGCTTCTTTTTTTCCCATTCTGTCCAGGCTGTGCCTGATCCACGCGTAGTTGTCATCGAGGAAGACATCCGACCAGCGGAGCCCGCAAATTTCTCCGCGCCGTAGACCGCATAAAAAACCCAGGGTGATGGGTATTTCCATTTCGGTGTCCTTGGATATCTCCAACATGATCTCGACGTGCTCAGGGACGTATGCGGCGTTCTTGGGCTTGTTTTTTTGTGGCGGCTCGGTATATTTGCAAGGGTTTTTTGTAATCAACTGCCACTCAACAGCTTTTTCCAGCGCCATTTTTAAGACAGAGTGCTGGAGCCGGACGGATGTTGGCTTTAGTCCCCTGCGCAGTTCGCTGTTATAGTGAGCCTGGATCTGCGGCGCCCGGAGTTTTGCCAGCTCAATTTTTCCGATCGTTTTAGAAATATTGTTGATCTGCACCAGATAGTTGTTGTATGTAGAGTTTCTGTTGCTTGGCTTTACTACCGTGTCCAGCCATTGTTTCAGGTATTTTTCCACGGTGATTTTGTCAGCAAAAGTAGCATCTCCACGGTCAATATCTGCGCGTAGAGATCGTTCCTTTTTCTCCGCCTCCTTGATCGACGGGCCGACTTTAATCCATTTATTTCTCTTTTTTTCCATATCGTCGCGATAGTACACTACCACATAATAGATTCCGTTTTTCTCCTGTATTGACATAGACACTCCTTCCGGAACATATGCAGATAAACGATTATTTTCGCAACGGCTGATTGACATTGTCAGTGAAATTTCCAAGCGCAAGTTGAATTAGGTCTATCAATGTTCCGAGTCCTAGCAAACCAAATGTGAGTAACCATAATATTCCCGTGAAAACTTTTCCGACGTAAATCCGATGAACCCCTGCAATCCCTACGATGCCTAATAAACATAATATAATAGCTGTAATTTTGCTTTTGTTTGACGTTAAAGAAACATAGTAGGCTGGGCCAGCTGCCATATGGGGAGGGGGCGGGTATGGGTTGTATGGTTGTGGGGCGGAATACTGTGAGGGTAACGTTGGTGGATTAATAGCGAGTCCATTTAGGGATTGACCACACCCGGAACAAAACTGGTTTGATTCTTGATTTTGGGATCCGCATTTTTGACAAAACATTTGATTACCTCCCCGCTAAAATATTATCCAAATCTCGTGCCGCATTTCCCACAAAACTGTGTGTCGGGTAGTCGGGGGGAGCCGCATTGGATACAAAATCCTGTTGCGGTCCGTTGCACCAAGTTCTTTTTATTATTAAAGCAATACTTTAGTAAGTCTTGGTACTCGGACGATGAAATGGTAGCCATGAGCGTGCGTCCATCGTCGAATTTACATGCGACGCAAATCTCTTTGCTGTGTCCGCCTCCAAGTACGCCAGCAAGAAGTCCCAGTGGGCCAAGGGCAATTGCTCCGAGTGCACCCCAACCGGCTTTTCCCATTATGCTATGCTTATTTTCCTCGGTTATAAGCTCAACCGACATTACATGGTCCTTTATTTTAAGGCATTTTGATTTTCCCCACCCCCAAACAAGTTCTTCACAATTTATTGTCGTGTGTTCCGGGAAATCGCCGACTTTATATTTCACGTGACACCTCCAAGCAATCTTAGAGCAATTTCAATAATTATCTCGGTAAACGCATCGATCAGCCATAGTGGTTTTTCCATCGTTTGACACTGCCATTTCGATATTGTTTTTGGCCAATGTAACAAACTCGCTGGAAGTCAACGGCTTATTTGACCAAGCTCCGTCACGGGCTTTATTGGCAACGTTTGATCCAACGCCGACAGTTAAAAAACGCTTCCCATTGACATCAATCATAGACCCAGCGTAAATAATTGGCTGTTCAAACTTTTTCGCAAGATAGTACGTCGAATAAACAATCGTCCTTGCGGTTTTTTTTGCATCTACCAAAGACATCTTGTCAGTTTCTATGTTGAAGGACACCAAATATTTCCCTGGTGTATTAGACGATTTATCAATAAAAGTGCGACCATCAGCAAAATTACTCCTCAAAAAATCATCTAACTTATCCTTGAATTCTTCTACGTTTGTTATTTCTTGTGAAGATGAAAAATTTTCAATGTCGTAATATAGTCGTTGTTCTTCGTTTGACGAATCTCCATGTATCATTTTATGTAAAATGCTTTGTCGTTTTGGTGAGTCGGTTGTAGCTTTTGTCCCAGCGGGTACGCTAACAGGAACCTGAACCTCCTGTTGTCTTACTGCTGGTTCGGTAGTGTATGTTTTTTTATCTGATTGTTCTCCAGCGCAACTCCAGACAAGAAAAATCACATATAGATATGCCGAGACAGTGAAAACTCGTCTTCGCCAGCTTATGTGTTTCGGCGGAAGCACAGGTTGCCAGTGTTGACTCTGCGGCAGCACATTTCCCCCGCGAGGATGTCCGCAATTTCCGCAAAAACCGTTTCCAGGGAACAACTCTTTTCCGCACTTTGTGCAAAAGTTATTTGTGCAAAAGTTCATTGAAATTACCACCCCCGAAAAAATGACTTGTCGTACTCCAACAATTTTATCATGAATTATACTTAAAATAATAATGACCGTACCCGCCGCCTGGCAGCGGATGAGTACGGTTTTATTTTACATGCTTTCGTCTCATTCGCCGGAACATCATCGCAAGAATCCTGTCCCGGCAACTTACCCAACATCTTCAGTCTTGCGATTTACGACCGACTTCGTAAGCCTGAGAAATGTTTCTCTTTCGTCCGGAGTCATTAGCTTTAGATTATCGGTAATTTCGTCCATTATAGGATCGCCGATATTCTCGCCATGAAAATCTCCGGGACTGGCTGGGCGTTTGGGAACAAGTTCGTCTGTTGGGTTATCGACGCGACCGAGCAGGTAGTCGGTAGGGACGTTGAATAGGTTCGCGAGAACCACAAGAGTATCAAAGTCTGGCTCACGCCGGTTTACTTCCCACGAGGCAACGGTAGATCTATCAACATCAAAATGTTTTGCAAGTTCCAGCTGAGTTAATCCTGCTTTTTTACGTAGTGCCCGAATTCGGTTTCCTGTCGTGTCCATACGTCACCTCTATGCATAGAATACAATCTGGAGTGGCCGCCCGCAACAAATGTGACTATAAGACAAATATTTTTTTAAAAACCTATTGACGTGACGATTTGACACTATTATAATAAGTGACATAAAGACACGAAAGGAGGATTAAGTATGCGTGATGAACTTTTGGCGGCAAGAAAATTTGCAGGGAAAACGCAGGCTGACGTTGCAAGCGCATCGGGGATTGACAGATCATATTATGCGCATATTGAAAAGGGGCATCGATCACCTTCTCTGCAAGTTGCAATTCGCATTGCTAGCTTCTTGCAAAAGGATATTGGCGAAATTTTTTTACCCAATAGCGTGACAAAAAGTCACATAAAAAGAAAGGTGGTGTAGGGGATGGAAAGTAAGCGCGAGTACGCAATCCGCGAAGAAGCTGTGGAAGTTTTGTTGAAGCAACTCAAAAATGAAGGCAACAGCAGTGACGAGTCCGCGAACCTGGCACACGCTATGGCAGCGTTGCTGAACGCAAAGTAATAGGCACCCGGGCCAAGTACGGAAGGAGGAATAGATGATGATTTATTGCAACAAGTGTAAGCGGTTTAGTCTTTGGGAAAGCACTGAAGGCGGCAAATGTGGGAAATGTGGTAGCAGCCAGACAATAGGCAATAAAGACATACTTCTACCTATATTGAGTGGGTTGGCTGGGAGCCTGTTTTATCAGTTGTTATCCAGATGTTTTCAATAAAAATTGTACAAGTAGGGTAGAAGCAATTCCTGTAACAAAGCCGATTCCTGCCTGAAATGTTATTTTGAATAATTCCCATCGCCGATCTTTAGCACGTTTTTCTTTGGCAACTCTCTTGGCGTCAAAATAACCGAATGCGGCAGCGGGCATAAATATTTGAACGTAACTTCCTTCCAAGTTTGTCGCTTTGATTACGCCTTGATCTGTGAGTAGCTTTAGTGTCGGTAGGACTTGGTTGATAGATAGGCTAGGGAAAAAGTCCCCAAATTTGGTTGTCATAAGTGAGAGCGTGACGCCCGGGGTATTGTTCGCCAGATAGATCAATCGAGTCATAACTAGATCACAGGTTTTATCGTCCATAGTAACACCTCCATCGGGAGGCTTCCACAAAGTGGCAGGCGAGTCCTGCCAAAGAAGAAAAGGAGAATGGAAATGGCAAAGAAAAAAGAACCGGCTCATTATGATGACTCAGATATTCTGACGGTTGTTGAAGCGGCAGATTACTTAAAAGTTTCCAAAGATACCATTTATGCAATGGTTCATCAAAAAAAGATTCCTCATCGGTTGGTGGGAGCGCAGGCCAGATTTCCGGTATGGCTTCTCAAGGACTGGATGGCGGGCAAGGAGGAAGCTTCATAAAAAATCAGGCACGGGCGGAAGGAGGCGCATAAAAAATGAGATTTCGCTATCGCAACATCCTAATCTACGGCCCAGACATTCCTCGCCGCGAAAAATACACGTTTGCCGTCATTTGCATCGTCCTGTTTTTGGCAACGTTGGTGCTGAGCCCAACATGAACAAGATTATCAAGGCGGGGACGTACAAAAAGGGACCGCCGAAAATAATAGGGGGTGACGGAACGTGAGCAGTGTTTTGTGGATATTTCTTGCAGCGATAGTTGCCGTCGCAGCGAGCGTAGCAATTTTGATTTGGGTAATTTCCCCGCTACTAAAGCTGATCGACGAGTGGAAGGAGGATGAGTAGATGCAAACAATGCCGAAATGCTACCAGCCACGCAGCATCTGCAACACGGACTGCGGGAAAGCTGTAGACTCTGAAACGGCAATTGTAGGCCAATCGTGGAAGGCAGAGAAGTGCGTGACCTGTGACTGGAAAACGGAAAATAAATGACCGCCTTTGTTCCTGCCCGGTTCATATTTCAATGATAGCGTGAAAGGGGGTGAAGAAACGATGCTAAAACAGGCACGAGAACAAGCTGGAATGTCACTGGAATCGGCCGCATACGGGCTGCATATGGACAGGCGAACGCTCGCACGGATAGAACAGGCGGTCAACCCGGTGGAACAGCTGCTGGTACTGAACATGGCACAGGTGTACGGGCAGGAGAATTTGCCGCTACGCTATTGTGCAGGCCGTTGCCCGATCGGGCGGCAATGCGGTTATGAGATCCCGACAAACGGATTGGCCGGGGCGGTGCTTCGGTTGGTGTCCGAAATGAAGGAAGCCGAGGCCGTAGAGGATTCGCTGATCAAAACTACCTGCGGCGGTCAGCTACCAGGGATGGCCCTGAAAGAGTTCACGGATGTGCAGAGGGCGGTATTCGCACTGCAGATCGCAGCCGCACAAAAAGAAGCAGCCCCTGTGCTGATACACAGAGGCCGCTCATGAGATGGAACCTGACACCCAAAGTGTACCAATTGAATAACTATTCGTCAATACATAAGGAGGTACACCATTATGAAATATCAAGGAGCAACCTGCGCAGCGTGCATCCATGAGGATGGAGCCAAGCGCGGAGATAAAGAGTCAGCACTGGAATGCGTTAAGTGCGTCAAGAAAAACGGACGCCCGGGGTTTTCCCCGAAAAACAGCATTGTCACTGTCCAAGTAGAAACGGTCCAAGGACCGATGAGGAGGGTTATTCATGGGTAATGGAGCACTAGCCACGACCGAACAAAAAGCGGGTGGCATTATGGATATGAGTGGAAGTACCGTTGAAATGCATCACAATCTTGAAGAAATGAAAGCGAAAATCGATCTCGTGCAGCAATATATCAAGGAAGTTATGATTCCTGACATTGATTATGGGAAAATCCCCAACACTGACAAGAACACCCTTTTCCAGCCAGGTGCTGACAAGCTGAGTTTTCTTTATGGATATTCCCGCAATATCGTTAGCAAGGAAGAAAACAAGGATTTTAACACAGGTCATTATGATGTTACTGTTCGAGTCCAGATGCGACACAAGACGTCAAATATTATTGTCGGCGACGGAGAAGGATCGTGCAGTACCCGCGAATCAAAATACTGCTATCGATGGGTGTACGACAATGATGTGCCGTCCGGGATTGATAAGTCCACGCTGATTTCCCAAACGTTTAAGACCAAAAAAAAGGAGGGAGAAGAGCAGCGGAGTTTTACAAAATACCGGATGGATAACAGAGATCTTTTTGACACGTGGAATACCATTCTCAAGATGGCTATCAAGCGCGCATATGTCGCTGCGGTTTTGGCATCTACCGGCCTGGGCGGCATGTTCAGCCAAGATGAAGATGATTTTGAAGCCTGGGCCGGTGGTGAAGATAACAATGATCGCAAAGATCGGTTGGGAAAGGAACGGTTAGAAAAAGAGCGCCGCACGCCGAAGTCGTCTGATGAAAAATCGACCTTCAATCCTTCGGCCTCCGGCGGGATGATCACCATTGCCCAGAAAAACAAAATCCAATACGACGCGGAGAAAAAGAACGTCAAGGCCGCAGATATTGATGCTATTGTCAAATCAACGAAGGGTAAAGCTATCGACGAGCTTACGAAGGCAGAAGCTTCCGCGGTGATCGACTGGTTCGGCAAAGTTAGCAAGGACGATCTTCAGGATCTGATTATCGATTTGGCGATGGATGGCGGTGGCGAAAAATGAAGATCGCCCACATTGCCGACATACACTGGGGCTTAGGATACCCTGGACCGAATTCAGAGTCGCGTTTCCTCGACATTTGCCGCGTCATGGACTGGTCTGCCGATCGGATGATTACCGAGCAGGTAGATCTGGTTCTGGTGGCCGGTGATATGTTCCGGAAAGCCGACGTATCTTTGGAAAAAGCATCCCGCGAAATCCGGGCAGCAGTTGCCTGGCTGCGTAAACTGACGGCGGCCGGCATTGAGGTAATCGTGATCAGCGGGACGCCGAGCCACGACCCGGTGAGTGCCTATGAACTGTTACAAGCGTTTGAGCTGCCGGGAGTGCGGATTGTCACTGATCCGAACGCGATTTTTTTCGAAAAACACGACTCTACGGTGTCGATTGTTTGCTTGCCCGGCATGGACCGGAGCAGTTTTGCCAATAAGGATGAATACCGGGGATTGCCAGCGCACGTGATGCACCAGATGATGACAGATAACATTGCTGAAACCTGCCAAGGACTGCTGAAGGATGAAATGTTCCAGACGCTTGTGCCGAACGCATCCGTTCTTGTCGGGCATCTGACCTACGATCTGGCTGACACCGGGTTCGAAGATGTGTTGATGCAAAATGAGGCCATTTTAACGCAGGAGGCCGTCCAGGGCTATGACTTGGTATGCTTAGGCCATATCCATCGGCCTCAGCAAAATGGCAGTGTGTTCTATTCCGGCAGTCCGGAGCGCCTATCTTTCAGCGACGAGAAACAGGGTGCCGGTTTCTGGATCCACGAGTGGGATGGGACCAAGTTTGATTCCCAGTTCATCAACACGCCCGCACGAAAATATCTCACCATTTATCTAAAAAATGACGATATTGTCGAATTTAATAACGGATTAGCACCATTTTGGCGCGAATATACCCTTGTTTCTGACGCTATTGTCCGGATTATTTACACATGCGACGAGGCCACGAACAAACAATTTGACCGCCGCGCCATGGAGCAGCGTCTCTATGATGCAGGCGCATTTTTTGTGTCCGAAATCAGGGGTGAGATCGCCCGGGCAGGCCGGATGAGGGACGCCGATGTGACTGATCAGCTCGGTCCGGTTGAGGCTATGCGAAAGTGGGCGGCCAATCAGGAAATCCCGGCAGCGGAGATTGACGAGCTGGCGGCCATGACCGCGCAGCTGATGGAGGTGGCATAGATGGCGAAAATTGAGGTAAAAGTAGTCCACCTCAAGGATATGCAGTTATTGCCGCCATCTAATCCACTTGCGTGCCAAGAATGCGCCGTGCGACACGACCCTTCTTTTCCACACAATCAGCAGAGCCTGTATTACCAATACCATTTTTTTCAGGAGCATGACCGCTGGCCTACATGGAAAGACGCTATGGCGCACTGTTCCGACGAAATGAAACAGTATTGGATCGAAGCGTTGAAAATTCAGGGTGTGGAGGTTCCTGCACAATGCCTTGCTACAAAATAGATAGTCCCGGCATGGTTGCATTTGTATGCTGCCGAGGCAAGCGTGAAACCAAACCCTGTTTCTTCTGCGGTAATCCGTCAACTAGTCTTTGCGACTTCCCTAGGCACGCCCTGGACGATTTTCGCCGCGACATCTTCGGCAGCAAGACCTGCGATAGGCCATTATGCAATGACTGCCGGGTCAAGATTGGTGTGGATACGGATATCTGCCCGGATCATGACAAACAAAAAGCGATTGAGCTGATTTTTCATAAACATTAAAGTCCCGCGATCTAAAAAACAAAAAATAAGGAGTGAAAAGCATGTCACTTGAAAACAGCATTAAAGATACGGTCACAGCCAAGATGGAAGACGGTACTGTGGAAAAACTGGTAGCGGAACATGTAGAGAAAGGAATCGTAAAGGCACTGGAAAGTTTGTTCTGTGGCTATGGAGACGTGACAAAAGTTATCGAGAAGCAGATCAAATCCGTGATGATTCCTTATCTTGAAGCCCGTGACTACTCTCAATATATCGTAAAGCTGGACAATATATTGGTTGACGTACTGAAAAATTCTGCACTGGAGAATAAGAAGCTGCTGACAAACTTCAAAGATGTCATGCTGCCGGTCGAAGAAAAGACCATTCAATTGTCCAAGTTATATGAGAGCTGGCTTAAGTTTGTTGCTGAAGAAGTAGACACAAACGGCCTTAAAGTCATATGTGATGACAGCGCGGCGTATGAGTCTGTCGAGGTAACGATGGATGTCGAATACGCAGAAGAACGTGTGGGGAGATACTTCTCTCATGCTACGCTCAACTTCGATTGCGATCATGACAAGGACATGAACTTCTCTGTACGGCTTTCCCGGTATGTCGATGAGAAGACCGATAAAGCCTGGGACATGAGTTATGACGCAACAACAGACATAAGATCTCTACGCTATTTAAAGTCTTTTGAAATTCTATTGCTTCGTTTGGCGCAGGCACAGACCATGTTGATTTTAGATACCGATTCAGAACGTGATGAGGTGACGCCGGAAAAAGAACCTGAAGCTGAGTACCGGTGAAGGAGGGGCGATATAAATGAAACCTCGTCGCATACAAATTAAAAACCTCGGCGCCATTCCATCAGCTGACATTGATCTTACCGGCATAACCTGCGCTGCGATTTGCGGCGCCAACGGCCTTGGGAAATCTACAGCATTCACAACCGCCCCGCGCTTTGCCTTATTCGGAAACTTAAAACCCGGTACCAGGGTGGATGACATGGTGCGGACCGGTACAAGTGAGATGTCCGTTTGCTTCGATTTTGAACACCAGGGCGGCGTGTGGCGCGTGATCCGGACGAGATCGACCAAGGGGAAGGGTAAAAGCACGCTGGAGCTTCAGCGGCAATCTGGTGAATTGTGGGCCAGTGAATCCGGTGCATCGATCGATGAGACACAGAAAAAGATTATTGACCTGCTGAACCTGACGGATGAAACATTCGTGGCCAGTTCCATGATCCTTCAGGGCGATGCGTCGAACTTTACCGCGCGACCAGCCGGACAGCGCAAGGCGATTCTCGGGCAGATCCTGCAGCTTGACCAGTACGACGGTTTGCAGGACAAGGCCAAAGCCAAAGTTTCGGTGACAAACATTTCTCTCGAGAGAGACAAGGCGATGGTGGCCAGCATGGATGAACGGCTGGCGGAACGGCCACAGCTGCAGGCTGACCTGGACGCTGAACTCTTAAATGAGATCAGCATTCGGGGAAATATGAGCGAGTCAGTTAAAGTGCATGATGCAGCCATGAATGACATGTTGGTTATCAATTCAACGCGTCTGGTGGCCGCGCAGTACAAGAAACAATCTGAGGAACTGTATGGCGAAGTGGATCAGAAAAAGATTGCTCTTGATCAGCAGCTGTATCGGATGCGCGTTGCAGAGACATTTCTTTCGGAAGAGGAAACCATTCAGGAAAAATCCGCTGAGCATGACCGGATCCGCGATCAGGTGACCGCGCTACAAGTAAAGGATGATCAGCGAGTAGCGCTGGCCAGAGATGGAGAACAGGTTACCCGAGATCTCGAACAGCTCGAAAGCCAGTTGAAAAAGGTCATCCGGGATGTTGAGGAAACGGAGCAACTGCTGGACAATCGTCCAAAAATGGAACGGGCAAAGGCTGTATATGATGTCGCTGTTGCTGAAAACGAGGAACTTGACCAGGCAGCTGAACTTTTTAGCAAGTGCTATGAGAATCTCGGCAAACTTGATACCGAAATCCAGCACAAGTGCGCAATGATCGAAACCAAGAAAAAAGCTGATGAAGGAATCATCGAGGTATATCGTAAGCGTGCAGCCATGTTGGCCGAAGTTGGATGCATCGACATCGAACGTGCCACATGCGAATTTCTGGCGGACGCAAAAAAGGCGAAAAGCAAAGCCGATGAGCTTGATGCAGCACTAAACGCGTATTTGGTTGAATCACAGGTTGAAATTGACTTGCTCCGCAAATCTCGCAGCCAAGTCTCCGATCAACTCGAAGCCATCGATTACAACACTCAATATCATGCTGATGTTTTTAAAACAATCGATGAACTGGCTCCGATTGTTCAGCAACTACAATCGCTTGATGCTGTTGGAAAAATGTTGATTAATTTACAGGAACAGCGCGTTGATCTCGAAACTAGACAGGCCGCATCGAGAGAACGGCGTCAGCAGCTACGCGATGACTACAAAAAACTGCTGGCTGAGCTGGCTGATTTGCCGGCGCTGTCGGAAAAACTTACTGCGTTGGCTCCTTATCTTAAAAAACGGGAATTGCTGCCTGCTGTCCGTGAGCAGCAGAAATCAGCCAAGGAACAGATTGATAATTTGACTCGAGATATTTCCGAATTGGAAGTAAAACGTGATCAGGCTTTTGCCGAGTATGTTTCAAGAATGGAAGACCCGGAACACGTCAACGCCACGCAACAATTGCTAGATCAATCGCGGGCAGACATCAACACCGCCCGGATTAATTTGGATTTATGCATGACGAAGATCGGCGCCCTGACGGCCAAACTTGAAGCCCTGGACAAGGATGATTCTGCTCGAGCAGAAATTATGCAGCGGATGGATCCGCTGGCCAAGGAACTGACCCGGTGGCAGACACTGGTCAAGGCTTTCGGTAGGGATGGGATCCCGGCGCTGATCATTGAAAACACGGTGCCGGAGTTGGAGCGCATCGCAAACGAGATCCTGGGGCAGATGTCCGGAGGAAAGCACAATCTGAGGTTCGAGACTCAGCGAGAACTGAAGAGCAAAGCTGGCATGGCCGAGACGCTGGATATCATAGTCGGCGACTGGGCGGGTGAACGGATTTATGAGACATTTTCCGGCGGTGAGCAGCTACGCATTGATTTTGCCATCCGGTTTGCCCTGGCTGAACTTCTGGCCAGACGGGCTGGCAGCAGGATTGACTTTTTATGCATCGATGAGGGATTCGGAAGTCAGTCGGAGGATTTCTTACCCTTAGTGATTGAGTCTGTGAAAAGTATTGCGGCCAGATTTGGAATGGTTCTCGTCATTTCCCATATCAAACAAGTTCAAGAGGCTTTTGAACAGCAGATTAGTTTTCGCCCAAATGGAGAAGCTATTGAAGTGAAGGTGGCTTAAATGGCAGCGAATAAAGGAATTGATTGGTCTAACCTTGCTGAGGATTACGCTGTGCTGAAAACCCAGGAAGCCGTCGCCAAGAAGTATGGGTGTAATCGAAGCATGGTGTCTATGAAGATGAAATCAATGGGGATTCAACATCATTATGACAAGACTGGAGACAATAACCCGAAATGGCGTGGCGGACGCCGAAAAGATCAGGACGGGTATATTCAAGTGTTTTGTCCGGATCATCCGCATTGCACTGCTAGAAAGGAAGTTGCGGAACATCGTCTTGTGATGGAAAAGACGCTTGGAAGATATTTAGACCCAACCGAAATTGTTCATCATATCAACGGGACGAAGGATGATAATCGCCCGGAAAACTTAGACCTCATTGGAAGTATTGGCGAACACGTGTATGGAGTTCATCACGATCAGCGGACCAGAGATGCCACAGGAAAGTTTATTTCCAATAAGTCGGTGGAGGTGAAGGTGGCGTGAACGAAGGGGTAATGGCGTTAACAGTGGCCATTCTGTCACCGCAGCTACTCTCTCCAGAACAATGTTTCGAATGCCTATTCACGAACAATCGTGTAATGAAAAGACAAAAGGTTTCGGTTGATATTATCGAGGACATGGCTCGGATGAAGAAGACCATGACCTATAAGCGGATCGGCGATATTTACGGGATTAAGGCGGATGCCGTATACAACCGGATTCGCCGATCGCAGGGAAGATGCTGATTATGTCTGATGAACCGTCAGATGTTCTATTCCCTGACTATGACATTCCTCATGAGAAATGTGATTTGCCGAAGCGCGATGATAGTGGGTACCCCCGTTGCGGTCGCTGCAACCGCAAGCTGAAAGACCCGGAATCAATAGCGAAGGGAATGGGAAAGACCTGCTATCGGAAAGATCAGGAGTATACGGAGCGATTCTGCATCAGCCTGTTTGATGTGCCGGTACCGGCGAAGAAGCCGAGAAAGAAAACTGCGTGAATGGTAGAACCCGTTAGGGCTTGGCAAATGATAGGGCTCTCCGATCGGCTTGATGCCAAGTCCGTTTTGATAGAAGCATGATGACTGATGTACTGAATAAATGAGGCCATCACCTTGGCGGCGGCAGGCCGATCGGAACGACTGCCAAGGTGATGGATATTATGGGGAAGTGATTTTATGCCAGCGGCGTGGCCTGTTGAACAAGTAGTTTTTTTGAAAGAAAACTGGGGTAAAAAACCTATCCCAAGGATTGCAAATGATCTTGGTCGAACCGTTGATGCCATAAAACTTAAGGCCGGAAAATTAAAACTGGGGCGCCATCTCCACGCAGGGGACGAGATAACATTTTGTCAACTGATGACGGCACTGGGGCAAATTAACAACTATCAGCAGAGCAAAAAGTCATGGATTAACCATGAGCTGCCTGTTAAGTATAAGAAAAGTATTCATAAGAAATTTGCCGTGATTAAACTGGCTGACTTTTGGGAATGGGCGGAACTCCATAAAAATCTTCTTGATTTTTCCAAACTAAAAGTTGGCGCCCTGCCTGACAGAGAGCCCGGGTGGGTAGATATTAAACGCCAGGCGGATATCAGGGCAAGGGATAAGTATAAGGCGTTGCCATGGACACCGGAAGACGATTCATATCTACTTCGGCTGCTGGCTCAACACTGTTACGGATATCGGGAAATCGCAGAACGACTGGACCGGACGGAAGGCGCATTAAAAAGGCGCATCTATGACCTTGGCGTCAAAGAGCGCCCGGTTAGGGCCGATAACCATACTCCCTGGAAACAGCAAGACGTCGATACTGCAAAGAAATTGCACTTCGCAGGTTATACTCCGGACCTTATTGCGAATCATGTCGGGCGCTCCGCTATGGCAGTGCGTGGCTTGATTGAAAGGCTTGAGGCCAAGGGTCAGTTGTGCCCTCCATCAAAACCACAATTTGGCTATGGCGGGACGCATTACCGGAAAGTATTGCCTCAGGATCAATGGCCAAAAGCGGAATTGTTTTTAAGAATGATTGCGACTGCCAGAAATGCAGCAATTAAGCTGAGGCAAAAACCGATTATTGACCTTGATAGGATCCGCGACGCATTTATCGCGGTTGAATCACACTGATACATGGAGGCGCGGCATGGGCAGACCAACTAAAAATACTGCTGATTATTTTCCCCACATGACCACCCATAAGAAAACCATGTTCATCATTGAGGGCCGGTGGGGAAACGACGGATACGCGCTGTGGTTTAAATTATTGGAGTGCATGGGTAACGCTCCGGGGCATTTTTACGACTGCCGGAAGAAAGATGACTGGGAATATCTATACACCTATGCGCGGATCAGTGAGGAGACGGCGCTGGATATTATTAATAAACTGTCCGAAATGGGAGCCATTGATTCTGAGCTTTGGGAATCTTACCACGTGATCTGGTCGGATAATTTTATTGAAGGGCTGCGGCCACTTTATAAAAGACGTCAGCAAATGCCTCCATCAAAACCAAGTTTCGGTATACGGGAAAGCAGTATCGGTATACGCAAACCAGACCATGAGGAAGTTTCCGTATACATTAATTCGGATACCCCCCTTATTCCCATGACAGAAAACGACAAAGTAAAGAGAAGTGAAGTAAAGAGAAGTGAAGATATTACTACAACAACAACAATTACTACTAACTCACCGGAAGAAAAACCGGAAGAAGAAACGGGAACTCGGGTTGTTGTTGTTGACCTACTGACGAAAAATATTTGCATGGTGAGTAACCAGGTCGAGGCGGATATGATCGGTGACTGGATCGAGACGATGCCTAGGGACTGGATAATCGAGGCGATAAAGCAGGCGGCCTTGAGTAAGGCTAAGTCGATCAGGTACGTGGACACGATCCTGCAGGCGTGGGTATCAAAATATAAACTGGATGATAAACCGTGGGAGGTTGAGGCCAATGGCAGACACAGACAAAATGGACTTTCGGGCGGCCATAGAAGGGATCCGACGCCAGATGAATATGAGCGAGATCGATCCACTCCTGGCTGGGGAGATGGAGAAGGAACGTGAGCGGGAGCAGCAGGCCAAAGAGCGTAAGGAATGGCTTCGCACGCTTGAACGCTCAGGGATTGAACGCAGGTACCGCAATTGTACGTTTGAAAATATTGAGGCTCAGGGAATACCGGAACAGGTGAAAGACGGGTACCGGCGGGTCAAGTATCACGCTGACCATATCGCCGAACACGTCGAGTACGGCATGGGGCTGGCTCTGCTCGGACCGGTCGGAACCTTAAAAACGTCACTTGCGGTGGCGGTGTTGCAGGAAGGCCTGAAGGCTGGGATCAGCGGAATGTTTATTACGATGCCGTCACTCCTCGACACGCTATTCACGCTGAAGGACACGAGCCGGGAAGAGTGGGCAAAGTTTGAGGACCGGCTGCGCAATGTCGGGATATTGCTCCTGGACGATCTGGGGGCTGAACATTCTGAGGGGTGGGTCCACACTAAGATCGACGCGATTGTCAGTGAGCGATACAACCGCATGAAGCCGATTATTATTACCAGTAATTTGACGAGTGATCGGCTGGCCAAGACTTATGCAGCCAGAATATTTGACCGGATCCGGCAGACATCGGAGGTTGTAAAGTTCTCTGGCAGCTCGCTGCGTCAGGCGAGGAGTGCATGATGATTAGGCTTGAAATTGAGGGGACGCCGCCAAGCTTGAACCAATGGACGACGTTGCACTGGTCGCAGCAGCAGCAGATCAAGAAGGATTGGGCATGGCTCGTGAAAGCTGCATGCCTGACGGCCAAGGCAGGGCGTCCGGAATACAAGCTGGCCACGGTTCACATTGCGCTAGTTTTCCCGGTTGTGCGCCGCCGTGATCTCGACAACTACGCGCCCAAGGCGATCATGGACGGACTGGTCAACGCGGGGATCCTGCAGGACGACAGGAACGATTGGGTGAAAGTGACGTGGGCCTTCGCTAAAGGCTTGCAACGGAAAACTATTATTGATATTGCGGCAGTGGAGAGTTGACTTTTGTTGACATTTCCCTCGCGCGCGTGAATCCGAGACAAACGATTAGGAGGGATTAACATGTTCGGAATGAGCCCAAGAGGCAAACACGGCGGCAAGCTGATTACTTGCCACGAGTGCCTGAACCTAAATACCGCGTCCTACGGACCGGGCAAGCCGGTATGCTACGAGATCGACCAGCGGGACGGGCGGCCGGTCGCAACAGCGGTTAAGCCAAATCGGCAGGCATGTCACAAGTTTAAGGCGGGCGGGCCGCCAGCGTATAGGCACTGAGGGGAGGGGGCAGGCAATGGCTGAAATGACAACGCAGGGCGCAATTTATATTTTAAAACATCTTGCACGGCAGTTTGTAAGTGTTGGGAGACACGGCAGCGTAATTGACATTGGAGAGATCGCCGCACTAATCGAGCAACAGGCGGCAGAGATTGCCAAGAAGGACAAGATGATGGACGTGGCGGTTGACAAATTACAACAAGGGTGCTGCGATTTTACCGAAAAGCCTGATTGCGGGAACGTCGTAGACTGCGCCGCATGCTGGCTCGCATGGCTCGAAAAAGAAGCGGAGGTGCAGAGATAAATGTCTGTAACAGTAACGGCAGTTTGGATTGTAACTAAGTGGATTTATGATAATAAACCTACGGAAACGGGATGGCACGAACCGATATATAGCTTTGTTGTCAAGGTTTTTACAAGTAAAAAAGACGCAGAAACATATATTGCGGCAAGAAAGCCTTGGTTGTTTTACGGCGGACAGAGAAAAAACACTTATAATGCCAATCGGTATAAAGTGCAGGAGGCATCAAAATGACTAACGAGGACCGCGTACGTCTGCATGGCTGTTCTGGCTGGTAGTTGCTGTGGTGGTTGGAATTTTGATAGGGAGGGGTTGAGGTGATGAAAGTAAAAATATATCGAAGCAAATTCGGGGAACACACATGGCTAGAAGTTATGGATAAAAACATTGTTTCATGGTTTAACTTTAATGAATTGGTAGTTTTAAGGGATGAACTTAATAAGTGGATTGAGAAGGAGGCCGAATGATGCAACCTTTTACCGGCAATTGCCCAAAATGCGGCGGCGATACGCTTGTTTTTTCTCTTGAATATCATGTGGACAATGTAACTGCTAGCTTTGAGTGCGGCTGCGGAATTGAATTTGATGTTATTTATGACAATGCAAAAATTATTGATGGGTGGGAGGCCGAAAGCTGATGGAGTGCAAACATGAGTTTATTGGAACTGGTTATAGTCTCTATCCCCAAAAAGGATTGATGATTTGTAGATTATGCCGAAAAACACCGGCCGAAATCGGCCTCGAATCCCGCGTTTCTGAATCCGAGCAGGCGCTTGCGGCAGAGCGGGAACGATTCTCTGGGTTGAAATCTGTTCATGAAGCGTCTGTTAAGGCGGCTTGTACTGAAATTGATGCGCTAAACGAACGCGCCGAGCAGGCCGAAACTGATCTAGACAAATCAAAAGCCGAAACCCTTGTTTGGAGGTCGGCGTATGAAATGCGGGTTGCGCGATGTGAGCAAGCCGAAGCGCAGGTAGCTGTTTTATGGGACGCAATTCAAAAACTAAAGCGCTGCAAAAACTGTCACTCTCATAACTGCGACGGAACATGTGAGCGCCACAGCGAGAAAGAGCGAGAAGCGTTCTGCGGATTTATCTGCGATGATTGGAAGAGCATATGGGTACCTGAAACTATTGATACTGCCGCCTCCACCCTTCTCGCCGAGCGAACCGAATTGCGTAAAGCATTGGAACAATTGACCACGTTTAGCGGTACGCCGTCTGCCGTCCGTGAGTTCGCCAAATCCGCACTTAAAAAGGAGGCAACAACATGATCACGATCGGGTACTCCGGCCTTTTTATTCTCGTTCTTGTCTGCATGGTTATTGGCGGGATAATTTTTGCAATGTGCCGGGTCAGTGGCGACTGCAGCCGGGAGGAAGAACTCCATCGGCGGGAAGGCTCACCTCCCGCCGATGGCTCCAAGGCCCGGACCTCCTCCGCAGCCACCGGAGAGAAAAACACAGGAAAGCGAGGGTTAGACGATCATGCGATGTAAAGATATGCCGAAAGTTCAGCGTACCGGCTACATAATCACTTGCTCGAAGTGCCATTACTCTGGGGGACAGATGATCAATGTTGACGATAATTACGAACATCCAAACTGCACCCGGGCAGTGAATCCGAAATATTTGGAGCAACTGAGAAAAGCTGAGCAAATGAGAGCATTTGAGGCCGGGGAAATCAAGTGTCAGTTCTGCGAGCAGCTGCCGGCCACAGACATAGTCCAAAATAGATCTAACGGCAAAAAGTACGTGATTTGTAAATCATGTTTGACGTCAGCGTCCGAAAATAAGGTAAAAGAAAGTGAGGTAGAAACAGCATGCCAATAGGAGCAAGAACGCTCGGGGTCGGTGGTTTCGGAAGAATACCGTTGGCGGACGGTAGCGCTGAACAGAGCCAGCCGGATCCATGCACCAGCCGGAAACCGACGCCAGCAGAAGCGCTGAGGCTGAAGATCAAGTTGCCGTGGGACGGTAAGGTGCAGCGAATGGAACCCAAGGACCTAACAAAAGAACTGTTTGTGGAGATGGAAGCGTACGGGCTGACTCGGATGGAAATCATGAAAGAGTTTCACGGCTATAGCAACTTGTTTCATGCGATGATAAAAGGGTGGGAGCTTCCGCCTGCAAAACGTGGCGGGCCGAACAGGGCGGCAAAAAGCGGGAACCTAGAGAAACCGGCCGCTAATTTAATAGTTAAGTCGCGGCCGGGACAAAGTTATCGACAAGCGTGCGACGAAAAAGCGAGAGCGACGCCCGTGACTGAAGAGCCAGAGAAAATTTTGACCGACGAAGAACTGGACGCTGAACTAAAGCGGGTGGATGCCGAAATTGCTTCCATGAATGATGTTTGCAAAAACAGTGAAATTTATTCCCCAAAATCGGCAGAAAATATTCCAATAAATATTCCGGCAGCGGATCCGGATCCAGTTCCAGCGCCAGTTAAAACGGAAAATGTCGAGGCTCCGATCGGGCCGCTGCTTCGGCAATTTTACCCGGCAGGAATCAACCCGGATCAGTATAACGATCTGCCAACAGTCATCCGGATGATTGAAGAGACGTTCAGAATTACACGAAAAACGGCGTAGGGTAGCGGGGGAGGAGTGGGCGAAGATTGGAAAGCGAGAAACGAAAACAGTGGTATTGCCTATCATGCTATAAAGATCTTGGACAAATTTTCGTGCTTGAAATAATCGACGAAGATCACCACAAATGCCCAATCTGCGGGATTGAAGTCTGGTTCCCGATATCGGGAACAGAAAGTCAAAAAGTCAAAAACGACTTGACAACAAATTCATACATTTCGCGCTCATTGCCGGAAAAATACAAGATTCCTCCGGGAGGGTCAAAATCGGGAAAACGCGCGAAAAAGAAGGGAACTAAGACTTTCATCGATAATGGGTTTGAAGGATTTTTAAAATAAATATTGACAAACTTAGTGCCATAATTTATTATGACAATTGGAGAACGGACCCCAAATACAAATACGAGAGACTGTCGATTTCGGCAGTCTCTTTTCTTTATGCCCAAAAGGAGGTGCCAGATGCCAACCGTAGATTGCAAACTAACCGACTGCGCCAAGCATGGCCGTGACATTTGCATAGCCCGACGCATCGGCATTGACGGCGTTGGGCAAGTTGAGTGCTATGATCCGGTTCCGAGGTCTGCGGTTGTGCATACAGACGCCCTTCGGTATGACCTTGAGCGAGGCAATCGACGGTGGAAAAATCGAATAAAGGGGATTTTGAAATGAATACCCTCTGCGCAGGCTGTGTCAATAAAAATATGTGCAAAACGAAAGGCTGGATTTGTGAAGCGCTGCGAGCGCTGTATAAACTCGGCGAAGAGCAAGATTTGCACCGACGGGAAGAACTGACCCGTGATTATGCGCGAGAGCTTGATGTCTTTGAGTGCGAAACGTCCGATGAGCTTCGACAGCTTGGAGAAAAGGTTCTCGCCGGTATGCCATCGCTTGCCTATATCCTGCTCAATGAAATCAAGGTTGGCTACGTTGTTAGTTATAAGTCCAAAAAGCAATCCGGCAGAGTCATCCATGCAGATTGCAGGAAGATTGAGCCGGTTTATCGGGCTTATTTGCCGTTTGACTTTTTGATCACGTTCTATTTTCCGAACACTTACTACATGACTGACAACCAAAAGAAACTCCTGATGTTTCATGAACTGAAACATGTCGGGATTGGGCCCAAAGGATTACGGGTTGAGCCTCACGATATTGAAGATTTCACCAGCATAATTGAGCGGTATGGCCTAAATTGGAGTGGATTCGGGCACGACGTACAGGATATATTGGCGGGTGGTGATAGTGTCCAAGACCTACGAACTGGCTGAACGCGACTATGTTCTTGGAATGAAATACCAGGATATAGCGGCAAAATATAATGTTTCAGTCGATACCGTAAAATCATGGAAAACGCGACATAAATGGGAACGCAATAAACCAGTAAAAAAAACTGCACACAATGCACACAAAAATGAAAAAGTGTGCAAAGGTGTGCAAAAAAATATTGAGCCCGACGAAGAGCTGAACGATAAAGAGCAGCTCTTCTGTTATCACTACGTCCGGACTTGGAACGCGACGCAGGCCGCTTTGCTCGCTAGTTACGGCGCAAATAAGAATAGCGCCAAGGCTATCGGCTGCAACCTGCTGCAACGTCCCCGGGTAAAACAGGAACTGGATCGGCTGCGGTCGCTGTTTCGTCAAGAACTGCACGTTGATATCCAGGACTTTTTAGAGTTTTGCTTGAAGGTTGTTGGCGCTGATATCGGGGACTATATTGCGTTCGGGCAAAAAGAAGTTGAGGTCATGGGCCCATTTGGTCCCGTGTTCGACAAGAAAACCAAAAAGCCATTAACACATATGGTCAATACCATTGATCTGGGTGCCAGCAATATGTTGGACACCTCGGTTATATCCGAGATCAAACAGGGCCGCGATGGCGTTAGCATTAAACTAGCAGACAAAACGTGGGCATGGGGACAGCTAATCAAATATTTCGACTGGCTGCCGGATAAGTGGCAACGGAAAATCGAAGAAGACAAGCTTGTGATTGAAGGACAGAAGCTTGAGGTTTTGAAACAACGTAACGGCGTCATCGATGAAAATGCAGAGCCTGTCCAGTTTATTGACGACATCGGGGGCGATGACGATGCCGCAGGTTAAGATGTCGGAAAAAGTTTTACCAAAGTTCGAACCCTTCTGGAAAGCCTGTAACCGGAAAGATCGCCGCAAGCTTTACAAGGTGCTGAAGGGCGGTCGGAACTCTTCGAAGTCGACCCATATCGCTATCCGGGTTATTTATGACCTGATGCGTAATCCTGTAAATGCGCTGGCCGTCAGAAAAGTGGCCACGACGCTGGAAGAATCGGTATACGAGCAGTTGATCTGGGCGATTGAGTATCTGGGAGTTTCGCATCTTTGGAAGAAGCAGAAAAGCCCGCTACGTCTGATTTATAAACCGCGTGGCAATATGGTCATCTTTCGCGGTGCTGATAAGCCCGAAAAGATAAAATCGATAAAGAAAAGCATGTTTCCAATCGCGATCCTATGGGTGGAAGAGCTCGCCGAGTTCAAGACCGAGGACGATGTTTCGACGATAGTCAATTCGGTTATTCGCTCGGAATTACCGGAAGGTCTCTACTACGACATTTACTACTCATACAACCCGCCGAAGCGCAAGCAAAGCTGGGTTAATAAAAAGTTTGAGACCCAGTTCCTACCGGATAACGTCTTTGTTCATCACAGCAATTTTTTCGATAACCCGTTTGTATCTAAGGTGTTCATCGAAGAAGCCAACGAAATCAAAGCCAAAAACGAATTCAAGTATCGGTGGGAATATCTTGGCGAGCCGATAGGCAGCGGCGTAGTGCCTTTTACGAATCTGACGTTTCGTCGGATCACCGACGAAGAAATCAAGCATTTCGATAACATCAGACAAGGGATTGACTGGGGTTATGCTGCAGATGCTTTTTCTTTTGTCCGCTGCCACTTAGACAAAAAACGCCGTATTCTCTATATCTTTGGCGAAATTTACGGCGTGAAGCTCAGCAACCGCTATGTGGCCGAGCAAATAAAGAAAAAAGGCTGGCATAGCTTCATGTCAATCGCCGACAGCGCGGAGCCAAAGTCCATCGACGAGATGAAGGGATATGGTATCCGTATCAAGGGAGCCGAAAAAGGTCCTGGCAGCGTCGAGTATGGAGAAAAGTGGCTTGATGATCTGGACGAGATAATCATTGATCCTTATAGGTGCCCGAGTACTGCCAAGGAATTCGAAGACATCGACTACCAGACCGACAAAGACGGCAACATCCGGAGCAAGCTTGAGGATAAAAACAACCACAGCATTGATAGCTGCCGCTATGCCTGCGAGGATGATATGCGTACAGAGCGCAGTTGGAAAGGCGCATCAAGTTAAGTATCGACAAGGGCAAAATGTTGCACGGGGATGCTATCCTTCGACCCGAAGGCCGGGGCAGGTCCGGCCTCCTTGTATTGATTTAAATGAGGTGAGAAAGCTTGGCAGATATACGAAATGACGGGTTTATGAATACGGTTATCGGCCATGGGCTGAAAAATAAAGACCCGCTGGCAAATTTTCAATATGGGAATGGGCCGATATTGCAAGATCAAGACCTTGCAAACCTTTACGGTAATGCCCTTGTTCGTCGCATTATCGATCTTCCAGCCGATGAAAGTGTGAAGAACTGGATCAAGATCGAGGGCGATGACGAAGATGAAAAAGTCCTGCAAGCGCTGGATGATCTGCACGCGGAAGAGTCGTTTGCGAATGCGCTTCGGTGGAGCCGGTTGTTTGGTGGCAGCGCCATTCTGATGACGATCAACGACGGCGGAACCTTTGAGGATCCCATTAATGAGTCGTCCATCACCGAAATTGAGCAGATCAAGGTTTATGATAAACGAGAAGTCCTTTTTGAAAGCTTGCTGTTCAACGACGACCCCATGCGCAAGAGCTACGGCATGCCGGAGTGGCTGCTCATTAGTCCGGTACGCGGAACGCAGTTTTATGTGCACCGGAGCCGTGTATTGATCTTTGACGGCGATCCGTTGCCGAACCGCGAGCGCGAACAGCGGAATGGCTGGGGGCTGTCGGTGATGCAAGGCCTGTTTGATGCAATAAGAAACAATGACCATAGTTATGCGCTGGCCATTCTTATTCTTGAGCGAATGGGGCAGTCCGTCACCAAATTTAATGGACTTCTTGACAAACTGATGACGGATGAGGGAAATAAACAAATTGCGGATCGATTGCATCTTATCGATATGGCGCGATCGGTGCTCAACACGGTAGCACTCGACACAGAAGATGAGTTCGAGCTATTCAACATGAACCTTTCCAACGTGCCCGAAATGCTGGATCGGTTTGGGCTGAATGTTTCGTCGCTGACAGGGATCCCGTTTACGGTTTTATTTGGACGATCGCCGGCTGGCATGAACGCCACAGGTGAGAGCGATAATGAAATATTTTACTCAATGGTCAAACGGCAGCAAAAGCGGAAACTCAAGGGGAATCTGGATCGATTGACTAAATTGCAGCAATTAGCTAAGCGTGGCCCGAGCGGAGGTAGAGAGCTTAAAAATTGGTGCATTGAGTTTCTGCCACTATGGATGCCGTCGGCAAAAGAAAAGGCCGAAACGGAGAAATTGGAAGCGGAAGCTAAGAAGCTCAAAGCCGAGGAAGCAGAAATTTATGTCGGTATCAATGCTTTGGATGGGTCAGAGGTTCGCAAAAAGCTGGCCGATGGCGATGATTACGAGATCGATGAGACGTTGGACATGCTAGGAGAGGGTGACAATGAGCAAGCTGATCCGGCCAAAGAGGAAACCCAGGTACCCGTCGTCGATCGAAAGGGATTACCAAAGAACCCTACGGGCAGTGGCAAAGTCCCTGGCTGATACCACGAAGCAACAGATGGATCCGAATCAACTTTCAGGTGGGCAGCAGCAGGCCGGCAATACAACCAGTGAGAAGATCATTCAGATGATTCGTGATCTATACGAGCGTAATGGCGTCACGTTGGCGGCTGTGTCAAAAGCGACCCGAATCGCGCAGCAACTATCAGCCTATAATCGGCAGGAACTTTCAGCGGCGCTTAAATCTGCCCTGAAGGTTGACATCTTTGTTGCGGATCCAGACCTGTACAAACTCATGAACGAGTGGACCGTCGAGAATGTTCGTCTGATTAAAAGCATACCCGAGGAATATTTTGGTAAGTTGCAGGGGATTGCTTCGAGGGGCTTGCAGGAAGGTGCAATGACCAAAGATATCGCCGCCGAGATCCAGGATCTTTATGCAGTGACCAACAGTCGGGCGCAGTTGATCGCTGTTGACCAGGTCGGCAAGCTTAACGGGCTGATCAGTCAGCAGCGACAGACGGCGGCCGGAATACGGTTCTATGAATGGAGCACTTCGCGCGACTCCAGAGTCCGTGAGCTCCACCAGCTGCGCGAGGGAAAGTTTTTCGCGTGGGCGGGTACCGGGGCAGAGGGAACGAGCTTCCGGGGGCAGATCGTCAACGCTCCACCTGTTGGCGGGCCGCCTGGCTACCCGATACGCTGTCGATGCGTAGCTCTCCCCATCGTGCCTACAGATAATCCGCAAATATTGAGGATTTAAGCGAAAAATGATAAAATAAAGGTGTGGGATAGCCGCCGCCTGATCAGCGGCCGCAACAAAGAGACTTCGCACTCTTTCCCACACATCAAGACATTTGAATATGCGAAGAAAAACGACTACTATTGCGAAGGAGTGGTTTTGCTATGGGGAAATGCGCAAAAATAAAAAGGTGCTCTAAGTGTGGACTAGATTATACACCCGCGAGTAATGCTCAGCGATACTGCTTCGACTGCAGAGAATTGATGAAGGATGAATATGAAAAGAATCGAGCAAACAATGACACATGCGAATGTTGCGGCAAACTATATTATCGCAGACATTGTCAAGAAGATGAAATTTCCTGTTGTTCGAGTGAATGTAGTTTAAGACTAAATCATCAGCTAGGAAAAGCAGTTTACTGGAAATGCATTGAAGAGGAGCATGGCATAAGTCTAAAAGAAACACTACATAAAATGCATAATATAGACATGGTAACGCTCAAAGATATTGCCGAATGTTTCAAAATAGATCGCCGCAATTTAATGAATTGGTTTAAACTGTTCAATATTGAGCATCGAGACATTTCTGGAGATAATTATCGCCGATATGCCAATATGTCAGAAGAAGAAATCAAGAATCAAACTAAAGCGGCCAATAAAAAAATACGGGAGTTGATGAAAGATGAAGAATATAAGGCTCTTCATGTAAAAAGAACTTTGGATGCCCAAAACAATCGGGAATCTGAACCCGAGAGAATGGTCAAGATTGAACTTGACTGTCGAGGTATTGAATATCACCCTCATTATCAGATAACTTATAATGTCGTTGACCTGGCATTTCCTCAACAAAAAATAGCCATTGAAATTGATGGTGATTATTGGCATTCAACGCCAAGGCAAAAGGATAAAGATAGGATCAGAGATGAACGCCTGAAAAAGATCGGATGGAAGATTTTGAGGATTAAGGAATTCGAAGTAAGAAAAGATGTAAAGATATGCGTTGATAAAATAGAGCAATTTCTAACCGCCGAATAGGCGGTTTTCTTATTGCCAATCCGCCATGAAAGGAGGTGAATAAACAGAATGCCAGTAATGAGATTCGATAGCGTTTCACTACCGTCTGCAAGGGTTGATGCAGACGGTTTTTTACACGATCAACCCATTTTGACACGAACCGGAGTGTTTACCTATCGCAATCCGGACGGAACGGTTCGGCGTGAATATCGACCGCCGGAAGAGGTCTTCCGTGCAGACAGTCTTGCTTCTTACAAGGGCAAGCCGATTACAATTCGGCACCCGCCGGAAGGAGAGGTAACGCAGAAGAACGCTCGCAAGGTATCGGTGGGAACGGTTATTAGCGAAGGACGGCAGGACGGGGAAGATGTTCGGGCCGATATTGTTATACACGACCCACCTGCCATGGGCAGTAACCGAGAGTTGTCGCTCGGATACAGGCTCAATGTTGACGCGATACCTGGAGTTGCCCCCGATGGACAAGCCTATGAGTATGTACAAAGGGACATCATGGTTAATCATGTGGCCGTAGTCCCGGCAGCCAGAGCAGGCCGGGGAGCCCGCCTGAATCTGGATGGAGACGAAGTTTTTGATAACGAGGAGGAAAAACCAATGTTAAAAATCAGACTGGACGGCATCGAGTACGACGCCGCTCCCGAAGTGGTTAATTTTCTGAGCAAGGAGACCAAACGCGCTGACGAGGCAGAGGGCCAAGCAACATTGATCAAAAGGAATCTGGATTCTGTGACGGCAGAGCGCGATGGCCTAAAATCCAAGGTCGATGCCCATTCGGCAGAACTCGAAAAGCTGCGCAAAGACTCAGCGGATGCAGTGGCCACGGCAGTAAAAACTCGCGTGGAATTGCTTTCGACGGCCACGGGATTCCGCATCGACAAAGCCGACGAGATGACCGATCAGGAAATCAAAATCGCAGTCATCAAGGCAGTTCGTGGTGATTCCTTCGATGAAAAGGGCAAATCAGACGCCTATCTCGATGCTGCGTTCGACTTGTCCAAAGCCGACAAACGTAATGACGCCATGGTGGACCAACGCAAAAAGGCGAACCCGCTGCCCGACGCACAGCGAACTGATGCTAAAGAGTTATCGTCTGAAGAGCGCCGCCAAAAAATGATCGAAGATCAGAAAAACGCCTACAAAGGAGGTAAATAATCATGCAATTGACTTATGGGAATATGGCAAAAGGTATCGCCGGAGCCCTCTATGATCTGTCTCCACACAACACCGTTGACTCTTATGCGGTAGAGTCCGGCACTATCTATCCCGGCATGGGAGTAGTTGCGGGTACCGATATTGAAAAGCAGGTTAAACTGCCAAGTGCCAGTGTCTCAACGATGAAAGGGATTGTGCTGTTGCAGGCCAAAGAGCAGAACGCTGATGGAACCCTTACTTTCGTTGCAGAAGACACTGTTTCGGTACTTGACAAGGGACGCGCATGGGTTGACGTGGATCGGGCGGTGACCGCCGACACGGCTGCATATTTGATTTTCTCCGGCGCAAATGCCGGGAGATTTACCAACGCGGCAGGAGCGGCCGCAGTAGCCGGAGCTCGGAGTTATACCATTGGGACAAACTTTGTCGCTGAGGACACTATCACTATCGGCGGCGTGACATTTACTGCAAAAGCCAGTGGCGCGACCGGTGCCCAGTTCAATGTTGGTGGAACTGCTGCTCTTTCAGCGGCTGCATTGCAAACCGTACTGGCTGCCAATACGACCGTCAACGCCATTTATACCGCTACTGTCAGCGGTGCAGTGATTACCCTCACCGAATCCACTGCCGGCGGCGGAAACACTCCTGCGGCGGCAGTGGTGACAGGAACCGGCACCGTTACTTCCGGCAGCGCAACAACTTCTGAAGCCGTTGATGCCTCTGCTATTACCGGAGCCAAATTTAAAACCTCGACGACCGCTGCTGATGTAGCTGTTGTCGAACTGAAGTAAGGGGGTATCTGAACAATGGCTAACGAGAAAATGCGTTACGACGAGCGCGACTATGCGGTGATTACAGCGTCTCAGCGGCTGGACGCCAATGAAGGAATCTTTTTCGCCCGCGAACTCGAATACATCAAAGCACAATCTTATGACGTGCAATACCCGGAACTTACTGCGACACGAATCATCCCCTTTTCGAGTGAAGCCGGGTCCGGCGCGGAAACGATCACCTATCAACAGTACGAAGAAGTCGGGCAAGCGAAGATCATTAGCAACTATGCAACGGATCTTCCTCGTGTTGACCTGAAAGGCAAAGAGTTCCCTGCAAAGGTTAAGTCTATCGGCGCCAGTTACGGTTATTCCATCCAGGACATCAGAGCCGCTCGCATGGCCGGTAAATCTCTGGAACAACGTAAGGCAAATGCGGTGCGTAAGGCAAACGATACGGAAGTAAACCGCATTGCCTATTTTGGTGATGAGGAACATGGTTTGATTGGGTTGCTTACGCATCCCAATATTCCTAAGTACGTATTGCCAGCGGATGGCACACTGAACGGAGTTGTTGCTGGAACGGCAGACTCAATTAAGTTTGTCAATAAAACTCCTGCGCAGGTATTGCGCGACCTGAATGGCATGGTTGCGAAACAGTTGGAACTCACACAGAATGTCGAACGGCCGGATACCTTGCTTTTGGATCATGAAACAAATTCGGATATTGGCACGCGGGCACGCTCTGACAATTCCGACACCACAATTCTGGAGTTCTTCCTCAAAAAAAATCCTTGGATTAAAAACGTTGAAGTCATTCCAGAACTAAAAGGAGCCGGTACGGGTGGCACAAATATCGTTATGATGTACCGGAAAAGTAAGGAAAAATTGACACTTGAGTTGCCACAGCCTTTCGAACAGTTCCCTCCGCAAGCGCAAAACCTGGAATTCGTTATTCCGTGCCATAGCCGTTGCGCCGGCGTCATCATCTACTACCCGTACAGTATCATCATGGCAGAGGGGTGTTAATCATGGCAAAATTTATCAAAAACAAATCTCTTAGGATTATATCCCTTGGCGACAAAGACTTCATTCCGGGCGCCGATCCGGTTGAAGTCACTGACGCCGAAGCGGCTCATCCGATGATCTCAAAGTACATTACTGCGAAAATATTGGAACTAACCGAGGATGCCACAAACGAAACGGCAGTTTCCGCCGACGAAACGGAAACTGCCAGTGCGACTACCAAAACCAGTAAAAAGTCTAGTTAACCATGACCGCGCTGCAAACGTTTCGAATTGTTGCGCCTGAATTTGCGGCAAAAACCGATGAAACTATTGCTGGTGTTTTTGAATTGGTTGCTCCAATGGTCAGCGAGGCCAAGTTTGGCAAGCTATATCCGCAAGCGCTTGCGTATTTGGCCGCTCACTGGCTGGCATGGCAGGCAGTAGTCACGGCATCCGGAAGCGCCAGCGGTGCAACAACTGGCGGCCGGATAGTTGCCGAAAAAGAGGGTGATCTCTCCCGCAGCTATGCCGATAACAGCCGGAATCCAACGGCAAGCAGTTTTGCAGACAACCTTGAGCGTACTGCTTATGGGCTGGAGTTTAAGCGCATTGTAAAAATGTGCATCCTCCCGATCATGACCCGGATGGGGTGATGGCATGGCAAAAAGTTACGTCAAGGACATCGATCACGGGTATAGGCAGATTAAACAAGAACTGGCTAAGCTGCGAAATCAGGAAGTGGCTGTGGGACTGCAGGCGGGCGATATGGCTGAAGACGGAAAAATGACGATCGCCCGCCTGGGCGCCGTTCATGAGTTCGGAGCGACCATTGAGCAGGGTGCACGCAGCATTATGACCTACCATAAGACGAAGTTGAATCGGAAAACCGGGGAAACCAGCATATCCAAGTTTGTCAAGAAAAAACGGGCCAACTTTGCGATGCAGCACAATGTTGGCCCGTCTACTATCAACATTCCAGAACGTTCTTTTCTCCGCAGCACATTCGACGAAAAAAACAAAGAATGGCAATCAAAAGCCGAGAAACAGGTCGGCTTAGTTGCCTCTGGGCGGAAAGATGCGGCGGGGATGCTGAATACGATGGGCAACGTGATCGAGGGCGACATCAAGCGAAAAATCGTTTCCGGTCCATTTATTCCGAACGCCCCATCGACCATCAGGCGAAAGAAGAGCTCTCGCCCGCTGATTGATTCAGGGCACATGAGATCATCCATTCGCTATGTAGTACGACCACGCGGGGAGGGGAAAAATAAATGAGCAGTTTTAGAAAACTGATACCTGTGACACGAACCGCGCCCGGTAACTACAATATTGATGGAATTTGGGTTGAAGGAGCCTCGGAATCTCTATCGATCAAAATGAGCGTACAGCCGTTGCGGCTAGACGAAATGGACGCATTGCCGGAAGGGCGGCGTAGCAGCAGGGCTGTCAAAATCTATGCGGAATCGGAACTGTATGCTGTTGAGCAAACGACCAGACAAAACGCTGACATCATTACATGGTTGGGTAAATCATGGGAGGTTGTTGGCTGCGAAGCTTATCAGATGGGAGTTATTCCGCATTTTAAAGCGTTGGCCGTGGAGGTGAAGGGGAATTGACCAAAGCCGAGATCAAGGCGTTTATTAAAACGCTCGTCGCAGAACTGACGGCGTCGACTTGTATTTGGGATAAGCAAAATGCACCGAAACCGGCTAATCCTTACATGACATTAAATTTATCTCCCGAACGAAGCTTGGGAATAGAGCTGCGCAGGCGAGATGATGGAACGGGAACGCTGGACGTAATACAGCAGTGCGAAACAACGCTATCGATTAATTCGTTCGGCACGGGAACCACCGAAAAGCTAAATGGACTTTGGTTGGGACTATGTCGCCCAACAATAGTCGATCGATGCTTGTTAAAACATGTTGCATTTGTCAGGGCTGAATCGGTAAACGACCTGACTGAGCTAATCGATGGGCGTAGTTGGGAAGAACGGGCCAATCTCGACCTGATCGTAACCTACGGCATATCGACAATCGATAATCCAGGATACATTACTACGGTAAATTTGCCGGGAGAACTTGGAGAACCGACGATCACGCCGCCGGAAACGGATGAAGCAATCGTCGAAGTAGAAATAACCATGAAAGGGGTGTCATAATTGGCTGACATTACGAGAATTGCCAATGTGCAGATCAGCCTGCAAACGACCGGTATCAACAAAAAGACCTTTGATACGTTGTTGATCGCTGGACCGCATGTAGTGAGCCTGCCACGAGTTTCCACATATACCACGGCCAGTTCCATGATCTCGGATGGATTCGCATCCGATGATCCTTTGTACTTGGCTGCTGTCGACTGTTTCAGTCAAATCCCAAGACCCAAACAAATCAAAATTGGTCGCCGCCAGGTCGATGCAGTGACGCTTCAGATCGATGATCTGTCGAATACGGCTGCCTATGTATTGTCCATCCTCAATCTGGCGTCAGATAGCAGCACAACGACGCTCACGTATACCTTCACTTCGGATGCTGACGCGACGGCAGCGGAAATTGCAGCGGGGTTGCAGGCGCTGATCGACGCCGACAGTAATTCGGTAGTTGATGCCGCTATCAGCACCAACGACCTAGTTTTGACCACCAAAGTGGCGGGAACGGCGTTTGCCATTATTCTGCCGGCGAGTATGTCGATCAAAACGATCGCTGCCGCGGATACCGTGGCTGAAGATATGGCGGCAATTGTCAGGGAAGATAATGATTGGTATGGTCTAGGACTTACCAGTCGGGTTTCTGCCGACATCTTGGCTGCAGCTGCATGGGCTGAATCTGAAATTAAACTGTTTGGCAATTCGGTGGCGGAGGCCGGAGCAATAACCGCATCCAGCACCACAGACACACCGTATCTACTCAAACACAATAACTATTACAGAACGTTCAGTTTTTTCCACGCTGACGCAGCCACAGACTTCCCGGAACTTGCGTGCATGGCTCGATGTTTTGCTGTCAAGCCTGGCGGCGAGACATGGGCAAACAAGAAATTGGCCGGGGTGTCAACCGACAACCTGACCGAAACGCAATATTTGGCTGCGAAGGCCAAGAACTGCAACACGTTCGAATCGTTCCGCGACTCGGTATCCATTACCCAGATTGGCAAAGTAGCAGCTGGCGAATGGATTGATGTAATTCGCTTCCGTGATTGGCTGCAGGAAGAAATGCAGGTTAACATCTTCAACTTGCTGATCAACCGCGACAAGGTCCCGTATACCGACGCTGGAATTGCATTGATAGAGGCGCAAATTGTCAAGGCACTTGAACTTGGTCAGCGTCGAGGCGGCATTGCGCCTACCGAATACGACGATGACGGCAACGAAATCCCCGGGTGGAAGATCGATGTTCCGTTGGCGGCCAACATCAGCGCCAACACAAAAGCTTCCCGAATATTGGAGGACCTGACATTCACCGCACGTCTCGCCGGCGCTATACACGTTACTGAAATCACCGGCAGCCTCGTATATGAGTTTTAAAAAGGGGGTGTAAAGATTGCCAGAATTAGGAACATACAATCCCAAAAAAGTTATTGTGCTCTTCGGTGGCATCGAAATCACCGGATTTGCAGAGAATAGCATTATCAAGATAAAGCCCATGAGCGAGGGTATCGGCGACATTGTTGGAGCTCACGGAGACGTTGTCCGGACAATCAGTCCAGATGGCAGGCATGAGGCCACGATCAATCTGTTGCAGTCATCCAGTAGCAATGATTTGCTTGCGGTGGTACACGCGAGAGATAAATCTGTTGGCGACGGTGTGCTGCCGCTCGTGATCAAAGATCTTTCTGGGCGCATGACCTTTTACGACAGTTTGGCGTGGATCGTCAACAATCCAGAAACTAATCGGACCAACAACGCAGCAGACGGATCACAAGAATGGACAATCCATACTGCCGGCGGAACATTATTCCCAGGAGGTCATGACTAATGGGCTCAACCGAATTTACCCAGGGGGATAACACCTTCTATATCAGGCCGATGGATCCGTTCAAGGCGCTGGACCTGCTAGGAGATTTGCAAAAGACATTTCTTCCAGCGGTCGGCGCCGCTTTCAACAAAACCGAGTTTTCACAAGAAGACAAGTCGAATCTTACATTGGCCATGTTGTTAAAGAAAAATATCGACTTTGGGAATGGCCTTGCAACGTTGTCGGCAGCCATTAATGGCACAAATTTGACGAATATGTTGCAGCGGGTTTTGAACACGGAGTATATTGCCGTAGCACGTAATGGAAAATCGGCAGAGAAGCTCGACAAGGCCAGGTTGACGGAACTATACCAAGGCAACCTAAAAGGGATGCTTGAGCTGGCGTGGCAGGTGTTGCGGGTGAATTATGCTGATTTTTTTCAAATGCTTCCGGTGATGCCGGATTCTGGATCAGCAACCGACGAGGGAAAAACGTAACAATCCCAGGGACGTTACGTCCGGATCTGGAAAACGAACTCCTGATCTGGAGGCCAATCCTTGCCGGAAAATGTCGACTGGAAGAAGTGAAATCCGGAGTCTATACCTTAGTTGATCTGCAGAAGTTGAACGCTCTGCTGGACATGCAGAGCGATATTCAACAACAGGCAGTGGATGATGCACAGAAAGAATCAAAGAAAGGCGGCGCATAAGCAGTGATGCTTCGCGAACTAGTGGTCGGGCTTGGGTTTAACGTTGATCAGGCAAAACTGAACCAAGCCGATCAAGGAATCGAAAAACTTAAATCCCATGCCAGTGCCGCTGTCGGAGCTTTTGGAAAACTGGCCACAATTATTGGCGTTGTGCTGGGTACCCGTGAAATCATTCAGGCGGCCGATGAATGGACCAATATGTATTCCCGAATCGGGCTGGTGACCAAAAGCACTGCTGAGCAGGCAGCGATGCAGGAAAAAGTCTATGAGATCGCACAGCTAACCCGGCAGGAATATGGAACGACCGCCGATCTGTATGTGAAAATGGCCCGCAACTCGAAAGAATTGGGAGCCACCCAGCAGGATGTTTTGAATGCGACCGAAACAGTAAATAAGGCACTGGTTATCGGGGGCGCGAGTACTACAGAAGCGAAAGCGACTATCCTGCAGCTTGGGCAGGCTTTGGCCTCTGGACGCCTGGCCGGAGATGAACTCCGGTCAATCTCTGAGAACGCGCCGCTGTTATTCCAGGCCATCGCCGATTATTACGGCGTGACAATTGGCAAATTGAAGGATATGGGTGCACAGGGAGCACTTACCGCCGAAGGAATATTCAAGGCTATCTTGAAGGCGAAAACTAAGATGGATAAAGAATTCGGAAAAATGCCGGTGACCATCGCACAATCCGTCACTTATGCAATGAATCGGATTGGCAAACTGATCTTCAATCTGAACAAGGAAACGAGCGTTTTTCAGGCGATTGCAGGTGGGATCGTAAAGTCCGCCGACTGGATCGGCGACAGGATTGAAGCTCTGTCCAAAAAGGTTGGTGGGTATGGAAATGTGATGAAAGCGGCGACAATACTGGCCACGGCATTCGGTACCGCCTTGGTTGTTATTAAGTGGGCGGCTATTGCGAAAGGGCTTACGTTGCTTAAGGAAGCATTGACTCTGTTTTTTCTGTCTCCGATAGGGTGGAAATTCCTTGCAATTGCCGCAGCAATTGCAGCGATAGGCTTGGCGCTGGAAGATGTGTATGTATGGATGAATGATGGCGATAGCGTGATCGGCGACTTCCTGGGGCCATGGGATGAGTTTAAAAGGCGATTGGATGCCACGATTGGACCACTCACTCAGGCGATGAAAGAACTTGGGGCATCTATAGAAAAAACATTTTCCGCATATAACGAAGCAATGCTGATCATGGGTTTGAGAAAAGAGCCTATGGGTATCGCTGGAAAGCCATACTACGAAAGAGACCTTGACGGTAAAAATGCCGACACAGAAAAAGACGGTCCTCTAGGCATAGCCGGAAGCCGGTATGCAGCAAAATCTTTTTCGTGGGCGACAGGCATTGTGGAAATCATGACACAAGCCGTCATTTCCTGGCGCCAACTGTTCGATGGAAATTTTTCAGGAGCCATAGAGTCGGCATTGAAGTTTTTAATGAGCTTTTCCAAAGTGGCGGAAGATTTTATTATTTCGATCTGTAGTTCTATCGACAGATGGCTAATTCCCAAGATGGGGGAAGTGGAGAAAGGATTTCAACGTTGGTTTGCAATGGGCATTGGTGGCAACCTAGGAGGACTTTCTCCTGCGGTTGTTGGTGGTGGGGGAAGCGGTGGACCGGTTGTCGTAAATCAAACTGTCCATATTGAGCAAAACAATGCCGGCGTAAATTTGCAGCCTGGCGCGATCGGGGAATCAACGGCAAGCGCGACTACGGATGCTCTCGGGAAAATGACAAGGGCTCTGGATTTTGCGCCAGCCTAAAGGAGGCCTGACAAGTGGCCGACAAAACCACAACTGCTACCACTGAGAAAAAGGGCAGTATCTTCTGGCCATCGCTGACGACCCCGAGCAAAATTGACAGTATAGAACTGGATATACTGGTCGAGCAGGAGCATAAACTCGAATCCGAGGTTTGCGAACACCCTGTCGAAGATGGTTTTCCGGTTGCCGATCACGTCATCCGGAAGCCGATCAAGCTGTCGATGGTTGTTGGCATTACTCAGAGCCCGGTGACTTGGCTCGATAAATTGGGACAGAAAGAAGACAAGGTCGTCAATGCACTCATGGAGTTCAAGCGCATCTATAAAGACGCGCAACCGATCACCATTATCACCCCGACCGATATCTATTCCAACATGGTAATGGTATCGGCCGCCTTTCCTCGAAACATCGAAAACAAAAACCTGCTCAGGATCCCATGTGAATTCGTGCAGATCAGGAAGGTGTCAGTAAAGAGCGCCGATATCCCGGAAGGCCTGGTTACTGCCGATGTGAAAGATAGCGCCGGAGAAACCAACAAAGATGGCGGCGATTCGACGCAGACCGATAGCTCTACAGCAACAACAACGAAGCGCAAATCAATTCTTAAAGGGATTACGGGGTGATGATGTGCAAGATATAGTGTTTTCCGACGCCAACGACATCGTATTCAAGGTGACACTGGACGGCACAAAATATAAACTGCGCATGCTCTGGAATCCATCCGGAGGATATTGGACGCTGAGCGTAAGATCCGAAGCCGATGTCTCGTTGCTCGAAGGGATCAAAGTCGTGCCGAACTATCCGCTGCTTCGGCAGTATCACCGACCGAACTTGCCTCCCGGCGAACTAATGGTCATCACCCAGGATGATACGCTGGACAGCATCGGTCGTAATGATTTTGCCGACAGCAAGGTTGTCCTTGTGTATGTGACGGAGGATGAGGTCAATGCAGTTTAATCGCATCTTTAAACTGATCGCTGGCGAAGAAGGCGGCGAAGGGATACAGATCGAATCTGATGGTAAAAATGACAGTCTGCGCATTGAGTTTGACATCGACAAGGATCTGACGCAGCAGACCAATAAGAGCTCAATTAAAATTTACAATCTAGCTGATGCGAGCTGTGAAAAACTCGAAGTTGCAGACATGGTCTGTGAATTGCAAGTCGGATACGCCGAGGACATTGGTCTTCGGCGTATCTTTTTGGGACAAGTCACCTATTCAACAACCCGAAATGAGGGTCCGAACAGATCCACCGAACTGGAACTTTCGGACGGGCAGGCATCGATCCGCGACACGGTTGTATCTCTCGGATATGCAGCCGGAGTGAGCGCGAAAGCCGTAGTAAATGACGTGGCCGCGCAGATGGGCGTCACCACTCAGATTGCTCCGGATATGGAGTTCGCAACGTATCCGGCCGGGTTTTCCTTCCTCGGAAAAGGTAAGGACTGTCTGAGTAAAATCCTTGACGCATCCGGCGCCACATGGAGCATCCAGAACGGCAGTTTGCAGGTGGTCATGGCTGGTGGAAGCACAGGAGTGCAGGCATTGGTGTTTTCAGCTTCCAGTGGCTTGATAGGCAGCCCGGAACGAATCGTTAAGGCGGTAACCCGTCCGGACGAGGAAGCCAAAAAAAAGCGCAAGGTCAAGAAAGATAAAAAACGCAAAAAAGCCGGATGGAAGATCAAAACGCTTTTGGCGCCGACTGTCAACCCGGGTGACTTGGTAAAAGTTGAATCGGTGCCAATTACGGGCTGGTTTAGGGTTGAATCTCTAAAACATAAGGGCGATACGCACGGAAAGGAATGGTACTCCGAAATGGAGTTGATAGAGTTGGTGAGCTCATGAGCAGCAGTAACGGGTTTATGCAAGCAATTATTGGCCAAATTGATGGGAAAATAGCCGGGATCCACACGGCTGCGCCGGGGAAAATCGTCGGCTATGCAGGCGGCCTGGCCAGTGTGCAGCCATCATTAAAATACAAGGTCGAGGACGGGCGTGTCCTGGATGCGCCCGTGATTGTCAATGTCCCTGTCTATTTCCCGACCGGCGGCAGTGCCTCGATCACGTATCCCGTCAAGACTGGCGACGACTGCTGCATCATATTCGCCGAACGCTCGATCGACGATTGGTTGCTCGGTGGAGAGTCTGAGGATCCGCGCAAATTTGATTTGACCGATGCAATGTGCTTTGTGGGGATGAAACCTTCCCGGTCACACAGTAATGATGCGATTGAGATCACGCACGGAGGCAACAAAATCAGCGTGCCGGAAAATGGACCGATCGGAATAACCGGCAATGTAAATATTACCGGGAACCTGGTCGTTTCGGGAGCCGTAACGCACGGCTGATAAAGGAGGTATCGCATGGTTGACATTGCATTGCAAATTGGAACGCATGATCTGGTTATTACCTCCGACCGCGACCTCTTGTTGATCGATAATGCCGAGCGAGTCGCGCAACAAATACAGATCAAGCTCAAGTTCTTTTTAGCCGAATGGTTTCTAGACACCAGCGATGGCGTGCCGTATTTTGAATACATCTTGGTAAAGGACCCGAATATGAATCATATCCGCAGTATCTTGCGACAGCACATCAGTGAAGTCGACGATGTCTCAGCGGTCACGGACCTCACGTTGTCTCTTGATCGAAAAAATAGGACTCTAAGCGTTGAGTATACCGCGGAAACTACATATGGCCTTGTGACACGACTGGAGGTGCTGGGATATGAGTGATTATGGGGTAACAGTCAACGGGTTTGTGCGAAAACGCCTAACAGAAATCAAATCAGATCTTGAAACGAACTTAGCTGCAGCTTTCGGCGTGGCGATCAGCACCAAGGCCAATAGCGTGATTGGACAGCTTGTCGGGGTCGAGGCTGCAGCGTTTGATGACCTATGGCAAGTGGCTGAAGATATCTATAATGCCATGTACCCAAACACAGCAACCGGTACTAGCTTCGACAGTTCAGCCGGATTTGCCGGTGTGACCCGGCTCAATGCCGCGAAAACCAAAATTTATGCCATCTGTTACGGCGCATATAATACGACAATTACGCAGGGAGCACAGATTCAGGGGACCGACAGCAGCTATTATGAGGCGTATGAAGAGAGCCTGATTAGCCTCTCCAATGCAGTCAGCTTGGCGCTGACGCAAAGCAGTGTCTCCGTTGGATCAACTTATAGCGTGACGATGGCCGGAACGACCATCTCGTATACTGCTGTCACGGGAGATACCGTCAACACAGTGCTGGTAGCATTGACCAGCGGACTGCCGACTGGCTGGAGCGGTAGCGTGGAAAACAATATTTTGACGCTTGCCCAGTCCGATCGGATCAACGGGGCGGTGGTCAGCGCATCCAACAATCTGACAATCAATAGCGTCGGCAGCCCAATCGTCTTTTATGCCACAGAAACCGGCGCGCTGGATCCGGCGATCGGGACGGTCACATCGATCATTACCCAAATATCCGGATGGACCGGCGTATCGAATGAGAGCGCAGCGTATCCAGGGCGTGACATTGAAACCGATATCGAATTGCGGATACGATACGCGTCGACGGTAAGCGCCGAAGGTACGGCCATGGTCGAAAGCATCAAGGCCAATTTACTGGAGAACGTCGACGGAGTCACTGCTGCAATTGTTTTTGAGAATGAAACGGATACAACAGACAGCGATGGACGTCCTCCTCATTCGATCGAAGCAGTTGTCCAAGGCGGTGACGAAGAAGAAATAGCCGCAATGATTTGGAAGAAGAAAGCCGGGGGGATTGATACTTATGGGGCGACTAGCGAGATTATAACGGATAGTCAGGGGGTTGAACATACAATCCATTTCAACCGCCCGACGGAGGTGCCGATCTATTTGAAATGTGTGGTACATGAGCACACTGAGGTCGGGCTTGCCGGTGATGCGCCGCAGACAATCGCTGACTACTTGCTGGCGCAGGGAAATGCATTAGGTGTTGGCGATGATGTGATATTGCAAAAGCTGGCCGCATACATATTGCAAAATGTTTCCGGAATCAGTTATCTCGAATTGACCGGATCCACGGATGGTACAACCTATTCGTTGACGAATATTACGATCGGGGTCCGGGCAGTTGCTATCTTTACTGCTGCACATATTGAAGTGACGGTGGCGTCCTCATGAGTAGCACAGATTATAGCAAGCAAATGCAAGATCGGCTGCTAATGCAATTCCATAGCTCGCCGTTGTTGAAAGGGGTTTTAGCGGCCGTAGGTTCAGAAATGGATGAACTTACGACCGTTTTTGATGACCTTCGCAACCTTCGGTGGATCGACACGGGCGATGGGCAGCAACTGGATGGGTGCGGCCAGATCGTGCAGCAGAGCCGGACCATATCCCAGGCAATCGCGATTATTTTTTTCGGGTTTTACGGGCAGACAGGGACAACCGGGTTTAACCAGGGACGCATCAGGAAGACTCGCGAAGCGTATTTGACCAGCACCAAGTTGGCCGATGCTGAATATCGGCAGATCCTCTGGGCGAAGGTCGCCAAAAATACTACGGATGGAACGGCTGAAAGCACGATCGACAGCCTATACCGTTTGTACCAGGCGAAAATTGTACTCGCAGAAACCGGCAATGCCAAAATGCGCATTGCGATTGGACGAGAACTGACGGAAGCGGAGATACTCATGGCCAACGCTTTGAATCTTTTAGTACGTGCCGGCGGGGTAAGCATTGAAATCAAGTCGTATTTTATCGCAGGATCCGCGTTTGGCTTTTCTAATCAGAACCAGGGTTATCTTGGATTTGGGGCTGGAATTCTGGCCAAAGAGTTTTAGCAGGAGGGATGGATATGGATTTTTCAAAGATTTTTGCCACTAATGGTGGAGTATCCGCGCCAACAGACTCGCAGTATCTGCAAGGGTTTGACTTTCTGGGGAGCGCTCCGCCGACGATAGAGCTGTTCAATTACATGTTTCAAAATCAAGATCTAAAGATTAAAGCGCTGCACGATGTAAATGCAACGCTTTTTTGGCAAGCGTCAACGCCATATGATATCGGTGACGTTCGGCTGCCATCCGACTTTGATCATCGATATCTTGGATGTACCGTCGCCGGTACCAGCGGGACTGTTGAGCCAACGTGTCCGGCCGTAGGGAGCACAGTGACTGACGGTGGGGTCACGTGGATTGCAAGAGATTCTAGGGCATTGGCATTAACCGGCGGCTCCATGTCCGGCCCTATCAACGAGGCGCAGGGCGCCAGTATTGCGTCGGCGGCGACTACCAATATCGGAGCAGCAACCGGAAACCTTGTTGATGTGACGGGGACCACGACTATCACGGCCTTGGGAACTGTGCAAGCTGGGACCAGACGTGTCGTTCGGTTTACTGGTGCGCTGACGCTGACACACAATGCGACATCATTGATATTGCCGGGAGCTGCTAATATATTGACCGCAGCGGGAGATATTGCTGTGTTCTACAGCTTAGGCAGCGGCAACTGGGGTTGCGCTGGGTACCAGCGCGCGAGCGGGTTATATCTCTCGCTGGCTGGTGGGGCGATGCTCGGAGCGATTTCCATGGGGAGCCACAAAATAACCGGATTAACCTCTGGGTCTGCTGCGGGCGAGGCGGTGCATTACGGGCAATTTGGGCTTAGCGTAACAGCTAATGACCGTACCCAATATTTTCCCACAGGAACGATTTTAAAACTGGGTACGCGGGGCAGTATACCATCCCCCTCGGGTATAATCACTTTTGATGAAGCCTTCCCTGTATCCTGTGACGCTATCGTCGCGATTATTTATTACGGGGGTGCATACGCAACAGCAATGGCAAGCAATCTTTCGAACATTGGGTTTGTTTTTAACCACAACTACGGAGGATCCATACAAGCAAACTTTATTGCCATTGGGCATTAATGAGGGGGAGTATTGAGTGACAGTAAGAATACATTATGATGGCGATTCGGGCACAATACGGGGTTATTTCCCTAACTCTATTCCGTATGCATCCATACCTGAGCCGAATGTCGCAGTCGACGAATCTGTGTACAAGGACTGCATCGCGCACCACGGTTTACGCCGCGTGGATCTATCTACGCTGCAGATCGTGGAGTACACGCCGCCGGAGGCAACGACGGCAGAGCTTAAGCTTGCCCGAAAGCAAGCGCTCACAACTGAATATGAGGAGTACCGAGACAGCCACCGCAAAGCGTGGTTCGGTGCAACTGCAAACAAAGACAGTACAACTGCCGATGCAATTCTTGACGAAATCGTAGCGCTGGAAGGCGAACTAAAGACGAGAAAGGAGACAATTGATAATGAGTAGCACGGTTTATACCGAACGATGTCAATGGTGTGGACAGGTCCTTGATCCGGTGACTAAACTTTGCCCAAATACTAATTGTCCTGGTAATACTTCCGGGAAATCGACGGACGGCACGACCCAATGAAACCGATAATCATCCTTGTGGTAGCAGCGTTAATTTGCAGCGGAGGCGCACTGTATTTGTGGGGCCGCCACGATGGTGAAAAGGGCAGATCTTACATCGTGCAGTGCGGTGATGTAAAGGTAAAATTGACGGAGTTACTAACAAAGTCGGGGATACCTTACACAGACGATCAACTCAGGGATTTAAACCGGCTGATGTATCGCGAAAAGATCGGCTTTCAGCAGGAAAAGCGTAAAACAGGGGAATGATTATTAGTGTGGGGAGGGCGGTAGCGTGGCGGAAAGAGAACAGTGCATGGATCATAGCGCGCATGAAACACGAATAAAGATACTAGAGAAAAACCAAGATGACGAGCTGTTTCCACGTCTTAGGGATCTTGAAAGGGCTGTGTGGCAATCGGCGGCGCGTACAGGGTTGATCACGGGAGCGGTTGTACTGGTTGGGCAGGCGATTATCCAGCACTATTGGAAGTGATTAAATGAATAAACTCCTTCGCGTAATTTGCGAAAACTGGGCAGGAATCGTGATCATTATGGTCATGGTTCTTTTTTTATGCTGGCTGCTCGGGTATTTTCTCAATGCGCTTGCCGGGTTCAAGTTCGAACTTAATTCGGTCTGGAGCGGAATTGCAGCACTTGCCAGTGGGTCAGTGGCAATATTGGCTAAGTATTATACGGATTCCAAATTTAATACTTTACCGGGTCATTCCCCGAATTATCAATGTGGAGGTGGCATAGATGCAAGTAGTAACATTGGAAGAACTTCGCCAACTGGCCGCAGCGGAGCGGAATAGCGGCTTAGTGCGGATCATCAGCCATTGGTCGGCAGGACATTACGACCAGCCATTCGAGGATTACGATATTAATAATCTTGGTGACGGGACTATTGAAATGCCAAACCTGATATTAGCCGACGTGGAAGCGCACTGCTGGCACAGAAATTCCGATTCCATTGGCGCTGCTATTTGCGCCTGCTATAAGGGCAATAGTAGCGACCTCGGACCGGAACCGCCAACGGAAATACAAATTGAGCGACAAGCCCAAATTATTGCGGCTATTTGTTCGGGTATGCAGTGGCCAATTGATAAGGAGCACGCGCCGACACACGAAGAAATGGCAACTATCGATGGATATGGTCCCGGTAGCGGAGATCCGGAAACTCGGTGGGATCTTTGGTTTTTGCGAAACGGAGAAGCTCCAGGAACTGGCGGCGATATGCTGCGGGCTGCTGCTCAAGCGTTCAGTGATTCGCAGGGATGGGGGCAGGCGGCATGAAAAAAATCATCAAAGCCAAAAATGTTATATGGGGTCCGCCAATTATCGTAGGGATGTTTGTCCTGCTGATGTTGTTAAGCCCGCCCGCCTTTGCTTCACCCGCATCATACATCGACACTATTGCCCCGTATGCCGCCGTAGTCGCGGACTACGGTTATCCTCCCTCGGTAGCTATTGCGCAGAGTTGCCGCGAAACCGGGTTCGGCCAGCACCTCGATGATCTGGACATCGACGGGAACCAGGTCCGTCAATATAACAATGTCCTCGGAAAAAAGTGGCACTATGGGGAGTATTTCGTCAAGCTTACGCCGGAGGGCTGGGGGCCGACGCGGGAATATGTACCACGAAAATTTCAAGTCTATGACAGCCTGGCTGAGTGCTTCGAGGATTATGCCGAAAACATTACAAACAATCCTGCATATGCAAACAAAGACACATCGAGCGTCGAGGCGTTTATCTGGTCCATTGCTCCCAAATATGCGACCGACAATACAGAAGCCTATGCTAACGGGGTGCTGCGCATTATACGGGACTATGATCTGACCAGGTACGACCGGAGGGAATGACTATGCGTAAAAAACAAGGCCTTTTATTCGCGCTGTTTCTGGGCGTGATACTGCTTCTGGCTGTCATGGCTGGCTGCGCGGTCGGAGAAGGGCCGCCGAAAGTTGTTGTTAATGATGTTCGCGTTGTGTCATTCGACAGTTGGGGCAGCGTTGAGGTCGAGAAGGAAGGGTACCGGCGTTGGCTGTTTTTTGGCAGCGGGTGCAGCCCGTATACAATACAGAGATTTTATCTAGTGCAGCCGCTCTACAGGGGCGCTGTTTTTGATTATGTGGTACATGCTCCTTACCCGAAGTGTCCGATTGAAGTGCATGTAAAAACGTCGGTGTTTCAGGGAGAACCGAAAAACCAGACTCAGCGGGAATGAAATGCCGAAGATACGCAACTCCATCAACGATATCATCCTGTTTCGTTGCCCTGGGTGTGGCTGTGCGCATGGCGTAAGCAACCAGTGGCAATATAACGGCAACCATGACTCGCCTACAATTACACCGTCAATTCGTGTACGCGCCGCAAAATGGCCGACAGATGATGAGCAGGCGCGAATATTAGCGGGCGAAAAAATCAAACTGCTCCCGACAATCTGTCACTCATTTGTAACGGACGGGAAAATCCAATATCTCAGTGACTGCACGCATGAACTTGCTGGGCAGACGGTGGAGCTGCCGGAATGGGATTAATACTTTCAAAGGTACTCGTGAAAGTAAAATGACACTTTTGCGTGTTTTTCGCAATCAAAAAAGAAAGGTGGAAAATGCAATGAAAAAAATGTTTATGTTTATGGCCCTGCCCATGTTTGATGGAGAGACTACCGCTGCGGCGGCACCGGTTGCCACTGAAAATACTGCTGTCGAGACTGCTGCCAGCACTGCGGAAACAACCGTCGTTGACGGCGTGGTGCTTACCGAACTCACACCCGACCAACTCGGGGATTTGTCCAAAGAAGAATTTGAGGAATTTTATGCCGTGGTCAAAAAATACATCGAAATGAAGTCGGCAGAAGAATGGTCCGAAAAGAAAGCAAAATTCGCCCCGTACTGGGACAAATGGACAACCTATGTCACCGGCCCCGGTAAATGGGTTGCCATTGCCGTAATTGGTGCCAAAGTCTTCGGCTGGATTTAATGACTTATACTACCCTGCGGCTTGAAACGGCCACAAGCTGGGCTAAATACATTATATACGCCGTCCTCCTGGCGCTGCTTGCCGCAGGGTGCTGGTATGGATGGCAGCGGTTACATCCGGCGTCTGTCCCGGTGATTGCCACGACTCAGCAGGCGGCGCAAATTACAGTCGGGGTACAGACGGCAGCGCAAACCGCACACGTTCCGCTTAGCCATTCTCAGGCGTCAGAAATAGCGCATCAAATTGCCGACTCGGTGGATGATACTCCTGCGGCAACAGTGCAGACTACCGGCAGCGCGTGGGAAGGCATGGCGGCGAAGATCGGCACGGCAACCAAATCCGACATGGTGATTGTCACGGATCCGAAGAACCCGACGCAAAAGCCAAATCCTTTGCCGACTGACACCGTGCAGCAAAATGTCTATGCGATTCACGCATACCCGGATCATCTTTGGACGGCAGGGGTAAGCTCCAATAAGGATTACTCGATTGGCTACTCCAAACGGGCAAAGGTTTTTGGAAAGGTTGCTTATGTAATGCCGGAGATCGAGTTACGCAACGGGAACAACGTTGTTTTTTGGCTTAAGCTGCAAATTCCCGAACAGGCCGAATCAAAAAAGAAAATCGCAGCACAAGTGCAGACGATTAAATAACCCATAGGTTGGCCCTCGCTTCGGCGGGGGCTTTTTTTATGCCCAAAAATAAATATGAAAATAATTGATAAACGTGTAAATAAGTATTGCGATAAGTACGTACATATGATATATTATAGACAAGGGGGAGGGAAAAGCCCAAACCCCAAATAAACTGAGTCGGCTGGCAATGAGCGCAGCTGCAAGGAGAGAATGAAAATGGCAACTTGTAAATTTTGTGGCAAAGAAGTTACCCCCGGCGAATTCGATAGCCTTTTCACGGAAGAGGCCCTTAGCGAAATGCCGTGTAGCCCGGAATGCAAAGAAAATGTATTGAACAAAATTAACTTACTGGCAAAAGAAGCAGAACTTCAAGCTACGCGAAACAAAATTGAAAATAATCCGAATCACTTAGAAACAATTGAGTTTTGGATGATAGTAGCGCAAATCAATGCTTGCGCTGACCAAATAGAGGCAATCGAAAAATTGGAAATCAACACAAAACCGTCACTTAAATGGGAACTATAAAGCAAAAGGGCTTCGGCCCTTTTGTCTTTGGGAGATGATTGCGTGGTATATCACATATCTCTTGAGTGTATTGGCGATGATGGCGGGGTAAGGGGTGCATCGGGGGCGCTGGCAGCAATGATATTCGGAAAACAACCATCTAGGGCGTGGGTAGCTAAGGTTAAATATATTCGCGGCAAATACATACAACGTGAATTTGTTCAAGGAAAAAAAGATTATACCAACTCAAACAGTGTTGGCAGTCGTGGTATTTATAAACATTATTTTTTGGACGATGGACTTTATGAAATCAGCGACCCAAAATCATGGAAACAAACTGACCGTTATTTTGCCTATATTGAGGCAGGGGAATTATGGCGCGTCACTAAAGAGGAGGCCGAACTATGGCTAAACGACAACTCGGAATCAATGTCCTAACTGCATCAAGGCAACGCGTTGCATGGGCATTTGATACTTTCCCGAAAATTTATGTGTCATTTTCTGGCGGTAAAGATTCATCAGTTATGTTGCACTTAGTCATGGATGAGGCAATTCACCGCAACCGCAAAGTCGGAGTTCTATTTGTCGATCTTGAGGGACAATATAAAATGACCATCGATTATATACAATCCATGTATGACCTATACCACGACTATATCGACCCGTATTGGGTTTGCTTGCCGATTGCCCTGCGCAATGCCGTCAGCCAATATCAGCCCAAATGGACCTGTTGGGGCGACAATGTTGATTGGGTTCGGCAACCTCCATCGATGGCGATCACAGATCGTAACTACTTTCCTTTTTATCATTACGACATGGAGTTTGAGGAGTTTGTCCCGGCATTTGGTCGCTGGTATGGGAAAGGGAAGGCTACAGCCTGTTTTGTTGGAATTCGCACAGCAGAATCATTAAATCGGTGGCGAACCATAGCCAGCCAACGTAAAAGCATGTTTGGCGATAAAAGATATACTACCTGGTGCGGAGATGGGCTGTTTAATGTTTACCCAATTTATGACTGGGCAACGGAAGATATATGGATTTACAACGGGAAACATGGCAAGCCATATAATCACCTGTACGACTACATGCACAAGGCAGGGTTGTCAATCCATCAGCAACGCATCTGCCAGCCTTACGGCGACGATCAGCGCAAGGGGCTGTGGCTATTCCACTTAATTGAGCCGGATACATGGGCCAAGGTTGTCGCCAGAGTCAACGGAGCAAATGGTGGCGCTCTCTATGCACAGGAATCTGGTAATATTCTGGGACGCATAAAAATTGCGAAGCCTCCCGGGCACACGTGGGAATCATTCGCCATGATGCTTTTGGAGAGTATGCCGGGGCTGACGCAGGAGCATTTTCGCAACAAAATCGCGGTATTTTTGCATTGGTATGAGGAGCGAGGTTACCCACGTGGGATTCCAGATGAGGCTCCGTCCAAAGATGAGGCTGCAAAAGACGTTCCATCATGGCGGCGGATTTGTAAAACGCTTCTGCGCAATGATTATTGGTGCAAAGGATTGTCGTTCACACAGACAAAATCTGAGGCATATGAAAAATATAAAAAAATCATGAAACGGAGGCGGCAACAGTGGAAGCTCTAAAACAATTGATCAGTGAGATTATCGGCATGGCCGACAAAGATAAAATTGAGGCGCTGAATCTGGTGCGGCGCGAGCTGCATAAGATCAGCCCGTTTGCTGGAGAGCCGGTTGACTGTATCCAATGGGTATTGGCAGATGAGGTGGTGGCCAACGACTACAACCCCAACACGGTCGCTCCGCCAGAGATGAAACTGCTGCAGTTATCGATCCGCGAAGATGGATACACCCAGCCTATCGTTGCATGCGGCGAAAACGGTCACTATGAGGTTGTTGATGGATTCCATCGCAATCGGGTTGGTCGCGAGTGTGCCGACATCAGAGAGCGCATCAAGGGGTATTTACCGATCACAACTATCAACCCAGACCGCGAGGATAAGTCTGACAGGATGGCCAGCACAATCAGGCATAATCGGGCGCGGGGTAAACATACCGTGGACGGCATGAGCGCCCTGGTGCAGGATTTATCAAAGAGAAATTGGAGCGAAGAAAAGATTGCCCGAGAACTAGGGATGGAGCCGGACGAGGTTTTGAGACTAAAGCAAATCACCGGACTGGCTGAAATGTTTGCCGATAAAGAATTTTCTGAAGCATGGGAGGCGTAATGATGGGACGAAAAACAATCTGGATGAATCCACCGCTTGAAGATTTGGCAAAAAAAAGCGAAGGGAAAGGACGCGACGGGCAATTTTCGCGCCGACTTGGCGATATTGTTGAACGGTATGGCGCGTTGATTAAATTAACACCAGTGCCGGAACTTACTGACAGTGAAAAAATGATACTAGGTGTTCTCGGCGCAAACGCGGATCCAACCTCGATCCGATACATGGGTGACAGAGTTATTGATACCGGCGCAGCTCCGCTTGCCGAATTAAAAGCGTTGGCCCAGAAAGTAAACTCATGGACAGTTGCTGAAAAGATTGCAGTAATCGAGAGTTTTGGGTTGTGAATCCCCGCCTCTCCCTTAAAACCTGCTCCACATGCAAAACCGAATTTATGGGCGGTACGAGAGCGATCTTTTGCCCTTCCTGCCGCGCCGAACGTATCCGGCAGCGCGACCGAGAAAAACACCAGCGCAAACGTGCTGGCACTCTCCGTAAGATTAGCTCGACTGACCTGTGCGATAAGTGCGGCCAGCCGTACACCGTAAACGGTGGATATCAAAAGTTTTGCCCTATATGCGCGGAGATCGAGCGCAAATCCCGACAACGCGAAAGTCATCTACGCATGCAAGCCGATCCTGTCCGACATCGGCGTATGATTGAGCGCGCCAGGGCGTGGGCATTATCGCATAGAGAGAGGGTAGCGGATGCGCTGCGGAGGTCATACTTGCGGAACTTGAAAGAGCGCACCGAACGGCGGCGGAGTAGAACGGGACTAAAATTGAAACCGCTGGGGCGCGTCGAAATCTGTCCCCGTTGCCTCCAGCAGTTTCTCGTCACCGAGCGCAACCAACGATACTGTGATGGGTGCCGGGAAGGGCGATAAAACCGCTACTCGAAAGGGTGGCGGTCTTTTCTTTCTAATCCATTTTCTAATCCGATTCTTCTTATCTAATCGTATTTTATCTTTTTAGGCCATGAAAGGATTCAATAAAATAGGCTGATTTCGGGGCCGTTCTTTTCTGTTGGAAAGCTTGCCGATAAATGGCATTCAAGAGGTCGCCGGTTCGATCCCGACTACCTCCACCACGTAAATCATGGCTCCGAAGCACTTCGCTTCGGAGCCTTTTTTGGGGCTATACCCAGACAAACACCCAGATATCAGCTAGA